GCCCTTTCACGGCGGCAATCTCGGTTCGAATCCGGGTGGGAGTACCAGTTTGCGGGTTCGTGGTGAAATGGTATCACAACAGACTTTTAATCTGTACGTTCCGAGTTCGAGTCTCGGCGAACCCACCAATAAATAGAAGCAGAGACGAGTAGCTCAGTGGTAGAGCAACTGATTTGTAATCAGTGGGTCGGGAGTTCGAATCTCTCAGCCGGCACCATTTTTATATCTGCCCGTAGCTCAGCTGGATAGAGCAAGAGCCTTCTAAGCTCTGGGTCGGGGGTTCGAATCCCTCCGGGCAGGCCAACTGATAAATATCTGCACAGGTAAAACACATGCAATATTTCAAAAACCTCTTGTCCCCAGATACTGTTGATCAAGCATTTGATGTCTATCGAACATTGCCAAATTTTGTTGAGCTTGATGGCAGTGAGCGCGATCGCCACAGCATAGCAAGCATCGGTTCGTTTATGCTGTCATCGTTTACCAGTGACGAACTGGGCTTTGTGTGGGAGGAAATTTCAAATAAATTAGATCATCTGTATGTGCCAAAGTATTTTCGCATACTCAAATACACCAAGGGCTGTTATATTTCTGAACACATTGACACGTATGCACAAGGTCAAAAAACCAGCGATCACAGCCTGATCATACAGATGAACGATCCCAACAGTTTTGCAGGAGGTATTCCATCAGTGAACGGCAAGATGCTGTATCTTGGCGTTGGCGATGCTGTGATGTATGAGTACGGAGAACCCCATGCAGTGTCCACTGTGCGCAAAGGTGTTCGCTATGTGATCAATCTGCGGCTCGAGTCACAGTAACATTTGTTGCTGATTGTGATAAATAGCTGTAAACCAGAGAACAGTTTATGGCCAAATCCACAGGCAAAAAAAATTCACAAGACCTCATTGAACAGTATAGCCACACAGACGCCTCTGAGGTCACGGATGCTGAGCTCACTCGTGCACAGGAACTGCTTGAAATTGAGCTCAGAGAAGAGAAAGCAGAAGCTCAGAAAAAAATGGCATGGGTCGCTATCTTCAGCATGATTGCATTTAGTGTTTTGCTGTTTTCGCCTGTTATACCCGAAAGCAGAGTAACTGCCCTCAGTGATCTGCTGGGATTGTTCTATCTGGCACAGGCTGGTGTGGTGGGCGCCTATATGGGTTTCACCACATGGATGACGAGGTCTTAGTATGAATCTCAGAGAAGATGATGATCAGTTGGTCAAAGATTTCTGCCGACTAGTGGTAGACACAGAGCTGTCTGATGACACAGTGATTGAATTCTTTGACATTGTGCAGAGCGTGACTCCTGCAAAAATAGTGCAAGGCATCAGCAACGACGGTGACAAAGTTAATGTAGATGTCCTGGTCTATGAAATTGATCAGCATCATGTGTACGAAATTATACTGGAAGATCAGCTCAGCATGGATGAAAGCGAAGACATTGCCTATTATCTGGAAGAAGAATTTGATTTTGACTTTGAATTTGAAACCAGCCTAGAGATCTCACAGTAAACTCCTGCCACAACAAACACAAGCAGTTGATCCTCACACATAAATATCTGCACGTCAAAGCAAGTTTTCAACACACAAGGAGATTCACAGATGGCGTTTAACCGCACATTCAACGAAGAAGAAAAAGCTCGTCTCAAAAAACTCATTGACGAGGGCTGTCAGGTCAAGTATGAGATGGAAGTACTCAACGAGGGACTTCGTGACACTGTAAAAGCCGTAGCCGAAGAAATGGATCTCAAACCCAGCACACTCAACAAAGCAATTCGCATTGCACACAAAGCCAGCTTCACTGATGAGCGTGACAACTTTGATGAACTAGAAACCATCTTGGAAACTGTGGGTCGCACCCTCTAAGTAAATTTGGTGTCAATCAGGCATGCCACATATTTTTGTAGTGTGGCATGCTGTTTTATATATACAACTGTTAGGCGTTTTGTCTGCCGAAAGATGACAAATTAAAAGGAGTACACAATGAGCTATGTAGATGCATTCTACGACAAGAACAAAGACTTGGTCCGTGTGGCTGAGCGAACCTCTCAGGGCCGTATACTGGTCGATCACAAACCCGAATACTTGTTTTATGTGGCTGATCCCAAGGGCAGCCATCGCAGCGTGCACGGCGATCCTGTGTCAGAAATACGCTGTAAGAACCTCAAGGATTTTCGCAAAAATGTAGGCATGAATCGTCACAACAAACTTTTTGAAAGTGACGTTAAGCCCTTGAACAAAACCATTGCTAGACACTATTCTAATGCAGAGCCTCCTCAGTTGCAGACTGCATTTTTCGATATTGAGGTGGATTTTGATCCACAGCGTGGCTATGCCAGTCCCGAAGAAGCCTTCATGCCCATCACCAGCATTGGCGTGTATCTGCAGTGGATGGAAGCCATGGTGTGTTTGGCTGTGCCTCCCAAGACCCTCACCAAACAACAGGCACAAAACATTGCAGACAGTGTGCCAGGTGTAATACTGTTTGACACAGAAAAAGACATGCTGGATGCTTTCTTGAATCTCATTGAAGATGCTGATGTGCTCAGTGGCTGGAACTCAGAAGGCTATGATATTCCTTACACAGTGAACAGAATCATCAAAACCCTAGGCAAATCCGAAACGCGCAAACTGTGTCTGTGGGATCAACTGCCCAAGGAGCGCAACTATGAGGCCTTTGGTCGTGAAAATCAAACCTATGATCTCATTGGCAGAGTGCATCTAGACTACATGCAACTGTATCGCAAATACAACTATGAAGAGCGACACAGCTATCGCCTGGACTACATCGGCGAGATGGAAGTAGGAGAGAAGAAAGTTGCCTATGAAGGCAGTCTAGACAGACTCTACAATCACGACTTCCAGCGTTTTCTAGAGTACAACATTCAAGATACACTGTTGCTGGACAAACTGGATCGCAAACTGCAGTTCATTGATCTGGCAAACACCATTGCACATGACAACACTGTGCTGATCCCCACAACCATGGGAGCAGTGGCAACCACAGAGCAGGCCATCATCAATGAAGCACATCGCAGAGGCTTTGTGGTGCCTGATCGTGTCAGAGAGGACAAAGAGAACACACAGGCTGCGGGTGCTTATGTGGCATTTCCCAAAAAAGGCTATCACGGCTGGGTAGGCAGCATGGACATCAACAGTCTATATCCCAGTGTGTTTCGTGCACTCAATATGGCACCTGAGACCATTGTGGGTCAAGTGAGAACCAACCACACAGAGTCAGAGATATCTGCCAAGATGGCCGGAGAATGGTGTGATCCCAACACAGGCAAAACAGCAAAAAAATCCAGCTTTGCAGATGCATGGTTGGGCAAGTTTGGCACCAATGAGTTTGAGATGGTGCGCAACAGAGACAGCAATATCACCCTGCACCTAGACATGGAAGATGGCACACAACTAGAGCTCACAGGTTCAGACATATACAACTTGGTGTTCAACAGTGACCAGCCATGGAACATCTCAGCCAATGGCACCATATTCCGCACAGATTTTCAGGGCATTGTGCCTGGGTTGCTGGAACGCTGGTATGCAGAACGACAAGAGTTGCAGAAGAAGAAAAAGTCTGCAGACACAGACGAACAAGGAGCATTCTGGGACAAACGGCAGTTGGTGAAGAAGATTAACCTAAACAGTTTGTATGGTGCAATCTTGAATCCAGGTTGTAGGTTCTTTGACAAACGCATCGGACAATCAACCACACTCACTGGCAGGCGCATTACCCGACACATGGGTGCAAAGACCAATGAACTGCTTGCAGGTGAATATGATCACACTGGCAAAACCATCATATATGGAGATACAGATAGTGTGTACTTCAGTGCAGTGCCAGTGCTACCCGATGACACTGAGCTGGATCTAGAAAGTGCACTCAAACTCTATGATCATGTGTCAGACACAGTGAGTGAGAGTTTTCCTACGTTCCTCAAAGAAGAGTTCAATGTGCCACTGAGTGCTGGTGCTGTGATGCAAGCAGGACGTGAAGTGGTTGGCCAAGCTGGCCTGTTTATAACCAAGAAACGCTATGCCATCAAGTGTTTGGACATAGAAGGATATCAGCCCGAAGGAGGCAAGTTAAAAATCATGGGCATGGATATCAAGCGATCTGACACGCCTGAGTTTATTCAAGAGTTTCTTGAGGAAGTCCTTGACGATGCACTCAGCGGTCTCACAGAGAAACAGGTGCTTGACAAGATCAGAGACTTCAAGTTACAATTTAAGGAAATGGATCCTTGGCTCAAAGGCATGCCCAAGCGTGTGAATAATCTCACACACTATACCAAGAAGTATCAAAAGCTCAAAGGCACTGACAAAAGCGATCCTTTTGCTAGAAATAGGCTCAGCAAGCTCAAAGAACTTGAGCCTAAAAACAACATGATACCCGGGCATGTCACTGCCAGCATACACTGGAATTATCTGAAAAGCATGCACAACGACAACTACTCAATGAGTATCACAGACGGCATGAAAGTGATTGTGTGCCGACTCAAAAGCAATCCCATGGGCTATGGATCTGTGGCATATCCTGTGGATGAGCTACACTTGCCAGACTGGTTCAAACAGTTGTCCTTTGACTGTGAAACTATGGAACAAGCAGTTCTCGACAAAAAGATCACCAATGTGCTAGGTGCAATGAAATGGGATCTCAGTCGCATCAATGACAGTGGCGCTCTCGACGAATTTTTTGAATTTTAATGAAAAAGACTCTATCAACCACAGAACGCATGGCTCGCTATAGAGCATTTCGTGAAGCTGTTGCAGACACAGCAGTGGCATTTTCCATCAATGTGCCGCTGAACTTTGTGATGGTGTGGGTAGCATTTCAGCTGAAATTTTCAGCGTGGCAAACCAGTATAATGCTAACCACAGTGTTCACTGTTTTTGCAATAGTGAGAAAAACCTACATAAGATTGCATTTTCAAAAAAAATACCAGAAAACCGGCTCGTATGAGTCAAACGAACCTAAATAGAACACACACAGGAGAAAACACACATGGCAGACAACTATATCAAAGACACACTCAAGGATGTGCTCAAGCACACTCATAGCCTGGGCATTTTTGAGATGGTAAAAATCTCAGGCACCATGGACGAAACTGTGGTTGAAACAGTGGATGCTGAAAAAACAGTGATCTTCAAAGGCAAGATGACAAAACCAGTTCCGGACTTTGCTGACAACACAGTGGGTCTAAGTCGCATGAGTGTGCTTGACGGTTACTTGAAATTTCCAGGATTTGATGATGATGCTGCCACTGTGCGTGTGACCACACAGGAGCGCAACGGTCAAACTGTGCCCACAGAAGTTGAATTTGTCGCAGAGGACGGCACCAATGCCAACTATAGGTTTATGCTGGCAGAAGTGATCAATCAACAGCTCAAGGAGATCAAATACAAAGGCGCAGACTTTGATGTGAACATTGTGCCCACGCAGAAAAATCTCAAGGACCTAGCATACTTCAACAGCGTGCTCGGACAGTTTGAGAGCACATTTTCACCCCGCACTGAGGATGGCAAATTGTATTTCTACATCGGCGACGGCGGCGGAGACAGAACAAAGATTCTTGTCAATGATTCTTCCGAAGGAGATATCACACATGAATTTCATTGGCCGTTGGACATTGTGCTGAAAATTCTACGTCTCAGTGAAAGCAGCAATGTGGTGATGAGTTTTAATGCCAAGGGATTGATGCAGATTGTGGTGCACAGTGGACTCAGCGAGTACACATATCTACTTCCAGCAAAAGGCTAAAACATGGACCTAGCAAGACGCCAAAGAGACTATGCAGTGTATCTGCCTGCTATTAGCAGTTTCTATGCCAAGCAGCTGGAAAAAATCACTGTGCGCAACCGTGAAAACAGCAGAGTGCCGGAAGGGTTTGAGCATGGCAACGAAGGACTTGATTTTCTCAAACCCAAAGACACTTACTTTCACTATCCCTATGGACTTTACAGTGCAGGGCATGCTCATCTAGACATTGACAAAAGCAACACCGATGAACCCATGATTCAAGATCGAGATAGATCAAACACAGTGATCTTGGGCGACTCGGGCGGTTTTCAGATTGCCACAGGTGTGCTCAAAATGGACTGGAGCAATGCCAAGGATCCAGAAGATCCTGCACGCATAAAAATCTGCCATGATATTCTACACTGGCTGGAACACACAGCAGACTGGAGCATGACCTTGGATATTCCTGCGTTTGCTGCAGTTGAACCCTTGAGCACAAAGACAGGCCTCACAGAGTTTGATGACACACTGGATATCAGCCTGTTGAATTTGGATTACTTTGTAAAAAATCGCACACCAGGCAAAACCAAGTTTCTCAATGTGCTCAGTGGCACAGACGAGAGCACCAGCAAGCGTTGGTACGACAGTGTTAAGCATTTCAGCGATCCTGGCTTTGTGGAATCCAACTATGGCGACAAGGAGCGTGTGCTAGAAGGTTATGCGTTTGCTGGCATCAACATGAAGGATATGAGCTGTGTGCTAAATCGCATACTTGACCTCAGAGCAGATGGATTGCTGGCAGGCAAGGACTGGATTCATTTCCTGGGCACAGGCAAACTGCAGTGGGCATGCTATTTGACAGCAATTCAGAGACAGTTGCGCAAGCACGACAACCCCAATATCACACTGAGCTTTGATGCTGCATCACCGTTTGTGAACACTGCATATGGCCAAACCTATGCGCACAACTTTTTTGAGCCAGGCAAGTTTGGTTACTTCATGGACAGAGCTTTTGATTCACAGGAACTGAAGAACAGTGATTTACCTGTGCCATTTGCTCACTCGCCAATCATGAGTCGACTCACCATGGGCGATATCTGTGCTATGGCTGAAGGTGACAAGGACAAGAATGGCAAAATCAAGCGCACACAAGGCCAGGTGCTCCTTGACAAAGAAGGCAAGCCCAAGTTGGATGCTGACGGCAATGAAACGTATGCAGAAAAAGACTGCACCAGCTGGGATACACAGAGCTATCTCTACTATATGGCACACAGCGTGTTCAATCACATCGATGCTGTGCAAGAAGCAAATCGTCTTGCAGATGTGGAATCATACAGAGAACATGTGGACTACAGATACTGGAAAAAACCACAGAAAAGAAACAGCAAAGCAGGCGAAGTGTCTCCATATGTGCCTGTGAATATACTGCTGTTTAAGAACTTTGTAGAGGACCTGCTTGATCCACAGTGCAAAGACCCCAAAGGCATGGTGCAGGCATATTCTGAATTTCTGCAATACATTAGTTTTGGCAGTGACGACAACGACCGCAAAGAGGAAGTGTTAGATGAATTTTTTGAGTTTTGATCATGGATAGACCAGAACACAACAATGCAGATTTTTTTGTTGGCGTGGAAGTTGAGCGTACTCCTGCATATGGTCAGCGCACACTGTTTGTGGTTGGCCCTCAGGATCAACAGGAAATTCTATCACAGGCATTGAACAACGGTTGTGCACACATCTATCTAGGTGCCAACCACAGTTTTGCACCCAAAGATGAGCAACAGTGGCAACAGTGGCATAAGCTGATCAACGGTTTGCTGACGGATGGTATTTGGGTCACTCTAGACTATGATGTATCTCTGAACAGTCGTGTCCTGGAGCGTGGATATCAACATTTTGATAATTTTATTGCCATGATCTCTGTGAAGCTGGCTCATATACGCGAGCACAACTACAACGCCTCTGTGAAATTGGATGACAGTGATTTCAAACATTCAAACCCAGGTGTGTGGGTCCATTCACTGCACGAACTGCAAACTCGGAACACATTCACAGACTGGAGTCGCTACGACAGTGACACAGTGATTGACAAAATCACATAAGGGTTTTATACTGGTAACACTATGAAAATGAATCTCAACATAGAAATAGACACCGACAACATCAGTGACCGAGAACTCATTGAAGAGCTTGTTGATTCTCTAAAACAACTTGGTATCAAACACTCAGAAGAGGACACTGAATGAGAACCATATGGATCACATTTCAACAGGAAGGTGTTCACAAGTACCCAGCTGCACTTGACGATGAGCGTCTAGCAACAGGCAACTGGGATGATGTCAGCTTCTTGGGCTATCCCCACAGGCACATGTTTCACTTTAAAGTATGGATTGAGGTGTTCCATGATGACCGAGACATTGAATTCATACAGTTCAAACGCTGGTTACAGAGATTGTACACTGTGGACGGTGTGCTAGATTTAGACTACAAGAGCTGTGAAATGATCGCTGACGACCTTGCAGAAAAGATTCAAGAAAAATATCCAGGTCGGTGGCTGAAGATTTCAGTTGCTGAGGATGATGAAAATGGGTGCGAGATTGACTATCCTGCACACGGCAAACTCTAGCAACGCAAAAACTCAGAGAGGCGGCTGTGACCTCACTGTTTGCACTACAACAATCACAGATAAAAACACAAAAACGGAGAAACACAATGACAGAAACACATCTAAAAATCAAAGCATTGTTTGAAGAATACGCGGAAGAAAACGAGAAGTTCGAAGAGAAAGGCGTAAAAGCTGCAAGCTCTCGTGCACGCAAAGCACTCAGTGAGATCACCAAGTTGGCAAAAACTCGCCGTGCTGAAATCCAAGACAAAAAGAACAGCATGTAAGGAATCGATATGACTGAGGAAAAAGACACGTCGTCACCAAAAAAAATTTCTCGCAAAGAGGCCAACCGCCTAAATAACTTTGCACAGGAACTTGATGATGAAATCACACATGTGGTCGACTATGGCACCATGGATGATCAAGAAGACAACACCAAGGACTAAACAATGAGAAAACTCTACTACATGGGCTTAGAAAGCTATGAAGCACGCTACACACTGCAGTTACAGGACTGGAATGAGCAGGTGTTTCAGCTCAACGGCATTGACTACGAAGTGATCACAGGTGAGGAACTAGACAATTCCAAGGCCATTGTCACTGGCTCAGTGTTGGATGCCCATGGGCGTAGCTACTATAGTCTCAGTCAGACCATGAACCTCATCCAGAAGATGAAAAACGGCGAAATCACCAAAGACGATGTGATCTTCTATGAAGATATGTTCACACCCGGACTTGAGTGTTTGCCATACATCATGGATCAATCACCCCCAGAGTATCGTCCTCAGGTGTATGTGCGTTTTCTTGCACAAACTGTTGATCCAGATGATTTTCTTGTCCGCGAAGGCATGTTCAAGTGGATGCGAAGATATGAACAGATGGTGGATGAGTTTGTAACTGGAATCTGTGTGGCCAGCGAAGAGTTTGTGGCACACCTGCGAATCGCTGGCATACAGACTCCTATCTATGTCACAGGCTTGCCTTTTGGTAAATCTGAAGTAGAAAGCAGAGTCCCTGACCGCAAATCCTTGGATCAACGCTGTCAGCGTGTGGTATTCGCTGCTCGCTGGGATGACGAAAAGCAGCCTGACTTTTACATGGATCTTGCTGAACACTACTACAGCATTGATCCCAGTGTGGAGTTTGCTGTGTTGTGCGGTCATCCCGAGCTCAAAAGCAACAATCTCAGCTATGTGGAGCGCGCAAAGCAGTTAGAACAGGGCAGCACAGCAAACTTCCGTGTGTACACAGGACTCAAGAAAAATGACTACTACAGCCTGCTTGCAGACAGTCAGGTGTTGTTCAACTGTGCACTGCAGGACTGGGTTAGCAACACCGTGAGCGAAGCAGACACCATGGGCACGCTCACACTGTATCCTGCATATAGAAGTTTTCCTGAGGTGTTTGCCAACAACAACAGGCATCTCTATGTGCCCTGGAGCATCCAAGATGCTCAGCAAAAACTCACTGACATGTTTGATTCCATCAAAGACAACAATCTCAGCGAATACTCGCTGGGCAAAATCAGCGACTATCAAGACGGAACAATTCAGAGAACCATTGATGTACTACAAGGCAAAGGAGCACAGTGGCAGAGAAACGATTGGAGTTTCAGACGCCACGTAGCTGAGGCAAAATATGAGTGATCAAAAAACAGTATTAGTTACAGGCGGCAGTGGTTTCATTGGCACAATGGTGTGCCTGCAGTTGGTTGAAGCAGGCTACAATGTGATCAACATTGACCGAGACAAGAAGAAAAAAGAGTTGCCAGGAACCACACTGTATCCGTTTGATATCAGCAATCACCAGGTGGATGGCATTATTCAACTCACCAAGCCCGACACCATCATACATCTTGCTGCAGATCACGAAGTGGGTCGTAGTGTCCAAGAGCCCCATGTGTTCTATCAAAACAATGTGGCAAACACCATTGGCCTACTAAACAGTGCACTTGAAGCAGGAGTAAAAAACTTTGTGTTTTCCAGCACCAGCAGCGTTTACGGCGACACACACAGTTTTCCCACAGCAGAGACAGAACCTATGCTGCCAGTTAGCCCCTACGGACGCAGCAAAGCATTTGTGGAAGATCTCCTGTGGGATTACACACACGCTCACAGTATGCGCTTTGTCAGCCTGCGCTACTTTAACGCTGCTGGTGCTGACCCTGACATGAGGCACGGCTACACACAAGACCCTGCCAGCCACCTTGTGCCCATTGTGTGCAGAGGTGCGCTCAGTGGCGACACTCTCAGTGTGTATGGCAATGACTATGACACCACAGATGGCACCTGTGAACGTGACTACACGCATGTGTGGGATATTGCATCAGCACATCTCAGTGCCATGGAGTATCTAGACAACGGTGGCAACAGTGATGTGTTCAACATTGGTGCAGGCAACAGCACCAGTGTGCTGGGTATTGTAGATGCACTCGCAGAAACCACAGGAGCCACAGTCAACTATGAGTTTGTTGATAGAAGACCAGGTGATCCTCCAAAGACCTACTCTAATATCTCAAAAGCACAAAAAGTGCTTGGTTGGTCACCCAAATACAATATCAACGACATTGTCCAACATGCTTATCAATGGGAACAAAACAAGAGGAAAAAACGCTGATGTCGACCACCAAAGAATATATCAGCAGTGCACAGATGAATGGTTATTATCTAGATGTTATACAGGCCATGAGCAGTGCACAGTATCAACCAGATCAGATTGTGGCAGTGAGTCGAGGAGGTTTGGATTTCGGCGTCAAGCTCAGTCACTGGGTCGATGATGCAGACTTTGTGCCGCTCACATGGCAAACACGCGACGGGGCAGACAAGGATATTGAGCTGCTGAATCGTGTGTTATCTAAATACTCAGGCTGCAACATACTGTTTGTGGATGACATCTGTGACAGTGGAAAGACATTGGGCGAAATTGAACAATATATCAACAGTGTAGACACAGATGTATACATAGATTACGCAGTGGCTATCCACAATCAGGATGCAGACTTTGCACCCACATGGTGTGGGAGAACCATCTACCGTAACATGGACACACAGTGGTTTGTGTTTCCTTGGGAAGAATGGTGGAGTACCAACTAGAGGAGAGAAATGTGAACAATGCAAAAAAAATTGAACATAGAATCAAATGCCTAGAAGAACGCCACAGAGAACTAGACAAGGATATTCAGGTAGCCTATGACACATTCAAAGAAGACTGTGTGGTGGGCGCGCTCAAAAAACAGAAACTGCAGATCAAGGATAAAATTCAAGACCTCAAACAACAAATTGTTGACACACACCAGCAATAGTGCTATGCTATACAACTACATGGAACACATACATCAATGAAAAATCACAAATACAAATACCAAGAAATTGCAGATCGTATCCGAGATGCTGACGCCCCATACTGGGCCAAAGACAATATCAGCCGATTCATCCTTGAAGGCGAACAAGAAACGCTCATCGACGAGCTCACAGAAAAGTTTGAAGGTGTGTTGGATGCACTGATCATTGATCGTGACAATGATCCCAACAGTCACGGCACTGCTCAAAGATTGGCTAAAATGTATTTCAATGAGCTCATGCAGGGAAGATACTGTAATAAGCCTGCTGTGACCGCCTTTCCCAATGACGGCGATGATCCCTACACAGGCATGTTGGTTGCGCGTGCGGAAATAAAAAGCATGTGCAGTCACCACCATCAGCCTGTGACAGGCGTGGCCTATATTGGCATTATTCCCAACGGGCAAGTCATCGGCCTCAGCAAGTACGTTCGACTGGCACAGTGGTGTGCTCGACGTGGCACATTGCAAGAAGAGTTGGCCAACGACATTGCCAGAGAAATCGTCTCAGAAACAGGCAGCAAAAATGTGGGTGTGTACGTACAGGCCACACATGGTTGCTGTGAGAATCGTGGCATTGGCGCACACAGCAGTCTCACACAGACCACTGTGCTCAAAGGATCGTTTCTCAACGACGCAGGCACCAAGAAGGAGTTTTTTGACAACATCAATCTGCAACAACAGTTTTCTCCTAGGTGACACGCAGTAGGGTGTGCACTGTTGTTAAATATACTACACAAACACACAGAAGCCACTGTTATAGTATGCTACACACTCAAACCACACAAGCAGAGGAGCAGAATATGATCTCACTGAGAGGACCAAACAATGTAATGGTGGTAGATCGCACTGCTGTTCCGGTTGAACAGGTCTGCGAACAGGTTCTCAGCACACAGTTCGCTGATCAAGTGCTAGAACAGTTTCCCATAACCACCGAAGAACTGTTTGCTTGTCTAGAGGTGTTCAGCGACACACAAGGACCCATAAACAATGACTTTGTTAGTATTTCGTGTGTGAAAACAGATGACGGTGATGTTGAACTGGAGACCACGGCAGTCAGCGATTGGGTATACATTACCGCTGTATATCTAGGAGAGCAAGTCACACAAAACGAAGAACGATTTGACACCTTGTATGCCTATGGCATGGAGAGTGTGATGTATGACTGCTTGCTGGATATGCAGAACGGCAGATCCAGTTTCAATCACAGTGACATACACAGAATAGTGTTTGACGCATTTGTGGAAGCCTACGGCGATCTCACAGACGATGATGTGGTCAAACTCATAGAAAGTCTCAAAGAGGAAGGATTCCCCTATGACGACACTGAAGTATAGCGAAACATTTTATAGCTCACAGGGCGAAGGCCATTACATGGGCATACCCAGCCTATGGATGAGATTTTTCCTGTGTAATCTACAGTGCAACGGTTTTGGACAAGATGACCCCACTGATCCCGATAGCTGGGAGTTGCCCTATGAAAACATTGACATCTCAGATGTCACAGATGTCACTGAGTTGCCTGTGTTCAGCAAAGGCTGTGACAGCTCATACACATGGGCCAAACGTTACAAGCATTTGATCACAGATCGCAGTGTGCCTGATGCTGTTGATGAACTCACTGCACTGCTGCCAGGAGGCAAGTTTCAGCATCCTGCTACCCAACAGTGGGTTCACATGGTGTTCACAGGCGGCGAGCCCATGCTGAAAAACACACAGCCGGGCATGAGTGCTGTGCTTGAAGAATTTGCACAGCGTGATAATCCATGCCGCTTTGTGACCATTGAGACCAATGGCACCAAACCTATTACCACAGAGCTTGCAGACTGGATTCAGCAGAGATTTCTAGGAAGCAGTGAATATGATGGCACAGTGCCAGACCACTTAGGTGAGCCGGAGTGGTTTTGGAGTGTGAGTCCCAAACTGTGGAGCACTGCGGGTGAGAAAACAGCCAAAGCCATACAACCCGAGGTTGTAGGTGAATATGCCAAAGCAAGCAATCGAGGTCAGCTGAAATATGTGGTCAATGGCAGCAAAGAAAGTTGGCGAGAAGTTGAGGAATACACACAGTGGTTCCGCGAAGCAGGAGTGGATTGGCCTGTGTGGATCATGGGCGTGGGTGGCACAGTGGAAGGACTCAAGCTCACAGAAGCAGACATTGCTGATGAAACCATACAGCGTGGATACAACTATACCACTCGTGCGCATGCACACATCTATGGCAACGCCATTGGCAAATAACACGCATTGATTAAGAGGAACATGCAATGACTATTTTTAACAAACTGTTTGGCAACCACAGAGATCGTGCTGTTGCCGATGCAAAAAAAACACTGTCCGGATACGATCTAGAGAAACGCATATTGGAAATTGATCTAGAGCACAACAACATTAGCCGTTTGGAGTATCAGCAGGCACTAGATGATCTGGAAATCAAAGAGCTGGGTAAAAAAGCACACAGTCAACAACATCTTGAAGAACTCAAGCTGGAGCACAGTCTCAAGCAAGGCAGTATCTCACACACAGACTATGAGCGTGAGTTGGCCACACTCAGAGGTGAGCCTTATGTGAACGTGCTCAACATGGATGTCAACCGAGAAAATGTTGTGCAGGGATACATCGAGCTGGACTGGAACGATGAGTTTGTGAAAATGCTCACTGAAGCTGGCATCACAGGAACCAGCGACGATGATGTGGTCAACAAATGGTTCAATGGTGTATGCCGTACTGTGCTGTGGCAGGAGCAAGCAGACCTAGATTATGGCATGGACAGCGAACAAGGAAGACCAGATGTCGAATATAGATCAGAAAGCAAAGACTAAGCTAGCGGAATTGCTCAGTGCTGTTCAGCCAGTGATCAAAGGCTGTATTAAACAGATGAGCCAAAGAGAAGTAGAATACATATTGGAAAACTACAGCAAGTTCTTGAAACTGGATCTAGAACGTGATTTCCAGGAGGTCAAGAAAGAGGTCAACAGTGATTCCAACAACATTGACGATTTGTTTTCTGGACTGACCAAAGATAAAGACTAGCACTCTATAAACACCTAGGAGAAGCCGCATGAAACAGTTTTTCGTTATAGTGATCACAATCTCAGCACTTTGGTTATCAAACCATGCACAGGCACAGACCTATCATGTGATTCCAAGTACATGCACACATGTGTACTGGAGTTATACCAAAGATCGATTTGGTCGCACCATAAAACGGCCTGTGTGCTTGAACTATTCTAGACCACAGACCGTTGTGATTCCTGATCGACGCAGATACAATCGCAGCAACGACATTCTCAGTGCTATCATTGCGGGTGTAGCCAGCTACTATATTATTGATCGCAGCAATCGCTGGTACTACAAGAACAATCATCGGAGTAGACATCCCCACAGCAATTTCACACAGTGCGTGCATTGGCATAGAAATCGCCCTTGCAGATAACTTGACAACACAGAGAAGATCTGTATAATACAAGTATACACACACTGCAGCAAGCACGTGGGAGGCGGCCGTGATATTGACATGCGTGTGGGCATGGCCATGCACATCATGTTCAACAGCGTAAAAAAAGCCTGGCGGGACTTTAATGGCGATCATGTAGTGTTCTGCTTGGAAGGACGCAGTTGGCGCAAAGACTACTATGAGCCTTACAAAAAGAACCGCAAAGCCATTGCCAACAAACGCACGCCCAAAGAAATCGAAGATGATGAGATCTTCTTTGAAAGCTACAATGCCATGGTAGACTACTTTCGCGACAAGACCAACGCCAGCGTACTGCAATGCAGTGATGCAGAGGCAGATGATCTTATTGCTACCTGGATACAATCGCATCCCAACGACGATCATGTGATTGTGAGCACAGACAGCGACTTCCTGCAACTGCTTGCACCCAACGTGCGTCAGTACAATGGCACCACGGAACAGATTATCTCATTGGAAGGCTACACAGATGCTAAAACAGGCAAGCCTGTGATAGACAAGAAAACAGGCGAAGCCAAAACTGTGCCAGAACCAGAATGGTTGCTGTTTGAGAAGTGTATACGTGGCGATACATCAGACAACATATTCAGTGCTTATCCAGGTGCCCGTAAAAAAGGTAGCAAGAACAAAACAGGCATGATGGAAGCATTTGAAGATCGCAACTCGGGTGGTTACAACTGGAACAACTTTATGTTACAGCGTTGGACAGACCACGAGGAAGCGGAACACCGTGTCAAAGATGACTATGAGCGCAACAGACAACTTATTGACCTCACAATGCAGCCCGAAGAAATAAAACAAGCATGTACAAATGTCATGGAAGAGGCCAAAAATAAGCCTCATGTGCCTCAGGTGGGCATACACTTTATGAAGTTTTGTTCACAATGGAATTTAGTAAGACTCAGCGAAAACCCCACAGAATTTGCAGAAATACTCAATGCCGGACTACAGTAACTCTGACAACTGGACCGAAGCCGAAAAGGCACAGTGGATACTTGAGAATCAATGGGATTCTTCTGCTATTACCTATATCTACGAGCGTGTAGGAGATACAGTGTACCGCAGACCCATAGAAATAGAAGTATTACCGCCCTGGATGAGCAAAGACAGAGAAGCCTGTATCCAATTTCATGAAACAGAAGATCCGGATTTTTCGGGACCTAATATTGTGGTCACAGACTCAGAAGATACTGCCAAAGAGATCTTTGAAGCGATGTTTGGCGAAACCGCAGATAAATAATCAACACGCACAGGAGTAACACACATGGAAAATCAGCAAGAAAAAACCATGCTCCAACAGATCTCAGATGTAGCCTGGTTGGTACATCAGGGAAAAAAGAATTTGGGCATTCTCAACAAAGATGTCCAAGAGCATTACACCTATATCACTGGCAAAGAGTTGGTGAGCTTTTCAGATGCGCACGAAGTAAAAAACCACTTTGGCAATCTCAGTCTTTTTGAGGAACAGACTTCTACTCCCACGCAAATACAAGACAAGTATTACATCAAAGGCTATGAAGTCAACTATGAAGAACCTTATGCACTGGAACCTAACCACCCAGACTACAGAGAAGACTTGCCGCTGTATACCAAAATCGAAGGCTCAGACGTCTACTATGCAGCAGGTTTCTACTGTGTGCATTTTGCCAAAGGCTGGAAACATGCACATGGCCCCAAACTGGCCACACTGGAAAAATATGGCTACGAAGGTCCATTCAAGTCAGAAATGGAAATGCGACATCGTCTCAAGATGCTCAACAGGCAAAAGCGTGTAGATGAAAGACCTTAGGCAGTTCGAACAGCACCTACGTAGTCTCAGAGCACAGGGTAACACTGAAATAACAGTAAACATTGACATGCTGTTGAATATTCTCAGCCAAGCCAAGCATCGCAATGAGGACACCCAAGCTGTTTGGTCAGCCCCTAGATCCATTCAAGTAGACGGCGGAGACTTTTCCAGTGATAACGGGTGAGCAGTTTCCCTTGGGATATCCGTGCAAAGGCTGTGATGTGAGATTTCAGCACGATTGGCATCTCAGAGGAGTTACTGGGTTACCGCAAGCTCAAATAGCAACAATCAACAGTTTGTGCAAAGGCTGGTGGAGTTGGAGATTCACTGATGGTCCTGCTTTGCACCTGGTGCTCAGCTTCGAACATGAAGACGATCTTGTGCAATGCAAGTTGTGTGTTGACACCAGCACTTGGTGAAAACATAAAACAGTTGTTTACAAGCTGATCAGATAAATACATGTGTACGCACACAAAGACCACAGGAGACAGTACACATGAGCAGGCCCAAACCCGAGGTGCTCCTTGAAGCAGTAAACAAAAACACCTACAAAGCAGAACAGGTTCTCAAAGCAGATGCCATCTACAGTGTGTTTTATGAAGGTTCGCCTATTAACCTAAGGACTCTCAATGTGCTGGTCAGCTATCCTGGTCCCAAGTACAAAAAAGTCAGCTTTTCAAACCCCGGACATGCTTTTAATCTTGCTGAACGTCTCAACAAGATCTTTGGCACAGATCAATTTCAGGTGGTCAAGCTCACACAAGGCGAAGTTATCTCTGAAGACAGCGTATGATCTTGCATAGATGAGAAACATACTGTTAAAAAGTCTCTACAAAATACACAAGCAAGGCGATATGCCTGCTCCTTCTCGTGCAATGACCAGTGAAAAATCTTTTGCATGTTATCAGGAAATGCAAAAGCTGAGTGTTGAAAGTTTTAAGAGTCACATGGCAGGTAACTGGAGTCTAGTTGAGCTAGGTGGTTCTTTTGGCAACCTGCAACAAGCCTTCAAATACACCTTACACAAAACCAAACAGATACACCAAGACAACTATCCCTGCAACATACTGTATGCAGACCCTGACGTGCTGTGCTTGGAACCCATTGATCCTTGGGGAGATCACAAAAATTTGGATTTTCATGTGTTTGGTGCTGGCAATTGTGGCGTTAGATATTTCAAGAACAGCATGACCAACAAATTGTGGAAACATGCTATCTCTGTGTCACGAAAGTGGGACAATCACAATTATAATTTTGAACAGGATCTCTATATTAGCCTTGAAAAACAAGCGATAAAACAGTTGTCTGGCACACTGGAAGACGCTGTGAGTGCATGTGAGCTCTGGAACCAAGTAGATCAAGTACCAAACATTGATGCAACGCACCAGGACTGCTCTAGCCAGGAGATCCACGACATGGTAGAACAATTAGAGTATCACTATGATGTGCCAGTTGTGCATTTTCACTCGTCTAGAATTCCATGTGCAACACTGTTATTGATGAAAAAAGTATGGAAACATCATCAGCGCACACAGCAATGATCGCTATGCACAAAAAACTGCTTTCTGTGATACGCGACGATCTTGTAAAAATGCTCAGTAAAACACAAGAGTCCCAGGATTGCTCTGACAATTATCTGTTGAAAAAAATTTTCAAAAACCATCGCTACAACAAAACAACCAACCAACACCATGGCATACGATTGAGCACACTGGGCAATCAACTTCTAAGAAAGCACTATCAAGCCTATGACTATGTGATAGATCACAAAGTGTCAAACAAATCTCTGTTGCTCATGGACCAACACATGACTTGGCCCTACTATGTGGGGAGAACACGTGTTAGCTTTTACAGCGAAAATGATGCAGCTTGGTTTTCTTTGAATGGCAAAAACCTAGATGATTATGCGGATTATTTGTAGATGCACACCCTGATTCTAAACAACGATGCAGCTCCTCTGAGTGTGATACCTCTGAGCACAGTGGACTGGCAGGATGCAATCACATATATGTATCTGGATCGTGTTACGGTGCTTGAGTGGTATGACGATTGGATTGTGAGATCACACCAATGGGAAACACGTGTGCCTGCAGTGATCATGTTCAAGAAGTTTATCAGACGCAATCTCAGGCCTAGATTCAGCAAATACAACATATTGCTCAGAGATCATTTCCAGTGTCAATACTGTGGCACGAGTCTCAGCAAAGACACTGCCACCATGGATCATGTGATTCCTGTGAGTCGCGGAGGCAAAACACACTGGAAAAACATTGTGAGCAGTTGTGGATCCTGCAATACTCACAAAGGCAACCGCTTGATTGCTCCCTCGACTCGGCCACAGATACCCACCTACTACGATTTAGCAGGTGTGCGAAAAGCCATGGGTATTGAGGTGTCACACCCCAGCTGGCAAGACTATATCAGCTAAGTGCTTGATTTTACAGAGATTTTTCGGTCTGATCAAGCTGCGGTTGACAGGTGTGCTATACTAGTAATACACAGTGAGAAATCAGAGGTACAATTATGTCAGACAATGTTATTCAGTTTCCTCAGGCTCCCAGTGAGCCCAAAGAGCCCAACACCACCTGGAGTTTCGAAATGCAAGATGAAACAGGCAGCATTTTTCAGGTGACCTATGACACAGAACACAGAGATCTACAGATGGTAGAAGTGTCAGATGGATATATCCAACACCTCTGTGAAAAACTCTGTGAGTGTGTGAAAAACAATCCCGAACTTGAAGAATATGTGTCCACCATGCTGGAACGAGCAATCAAGAAAATTTCCGGTTGACAACCCCACAAAACCTGCTATAATGTGTGTACATGTTAGGCGAACTGCTGACAACTACAATTTTCTATTGCATAGAGGTTGACACAGTGAGCTTTTCATGTATAATGTAGATAAGTTGGCAAAACGTCAACGACCGGCATATTGTATGCCATTTTGTTTAACTACCAAAGAGGTAAAAACTATGAGTAATGCAACGACCAAGAAAGCACGTGTATTGGAAGGTCTGCGCTCTAACAGCAACGGCTTGACTGGCGCGCAAATTGAAGCACGTTATCGTGTTGGCAATGCAAGTGCTACAGTAAGTGACTTGCGCATGGATGGTGTCAACATCAACACTGTGCAGCGCACTGACACAAAAGGTCGCACCAGGACTTTCTATAGTCTGGGTCGCTAAGAGCAACTCTTAGACCGTCTGCAAAAGGCGCCCAGTGCGCCTTTTGTTTTGACTAAAACGTCTGCCAAAGAGTCACAGAATAGCCACATTGTCATAAGTAGTGTGTCAATCAAACACACAGGAGACACGCCATGAAAGCACTGATTCCCAGCATCATAGATTTTGTCAAACGTGACTGGCAGGAAAGTCCTGTGCGCTGTGGGCTAGAAATTGCTGCTTGGTTTATGAGCATTGGTGCTGCTATTCTCATGGGTGTGACACTGCCCGATCCACCCTGGCTCATACTGTATCCGCTGTTTATTGTGCAATGCAGTATTTTTGCCTGGGCCAGCAGGACCCGCGGAAGCACTGGATTGCTGGCAAATTACATGATTTTGGTCACAATTGACACCATAGCCTTGGGCAAATATCTCACTACTCTCTGAAAAACCCTGAGAAATCAAGGGGTTACAACTGTTGACAATGACTCTTAATCTGCTACAATAGTGGTGTAGGTTAACAAAACAGGAGAGTAGCAAATGGCTTATATCAACACACAAGACGTTAAACGCATCCGAGAAGCACTCAAGGTGGCATTCCCAGAATTTCGCTTCAGTGTACGCAAAGGCTACGGCAGCATGTCTGTGACAGTGTCTATTCAGTCGGGTCCCGTAGACTTCTCAGATATTCACAACTATCGCGACGACTATGTGGATGTGAACCACTTTCACACCCACCAGTATGACAAACATCAGGAATTGTTTGATGCGATCATTGCTGTGATCAAGCAGGCGCCCAGTAGCAAGTGGTACGACAAATCAGATGCACAGTATGACCATTTTGATACTGCATTTTATTTTCACCTGCATGTAGGACAGTTTGACAAACCCTATGAGATCCGCTACCCCCGCAAGGGTATCTACCATGTGCCTGAGAGCTATATGCAACAGGCACAAACAGCACTTGCACTCACAGAGATGACGGCTTAAAAGGAGGAAAACATCATGCCAGACTTTGAATTCATCTACGACGCCAACAACACTGCCGAAGAAAACTTTCAATGCTGGTACCAGCTCAATGCACAAGAGCGCGGTGCCTACAATGAGCAAATCATGAGCATTGACCAAGCACGTGAAGTTTTCAGCAAATATTTTGATGTAGATTTCGGTGGCACAGAATAATACATTATGCTGGAGCGAATCTATCAAACCTGGAACATAGAGCCTGCACACATCACAGGCGATGAGTTCACAGGCTACGAGCATCTGTACCCCAAGTTTGATCAGTTCACCAAAGAAGTCTATGATGCAGATCCTGAGGGCACCATTGAAGCAGTGTTTGATCTATATCGCAGCGTGAACCTGGTGCCCATGGACTATTACACAGAAGCAGGCTTGATCAAAGCAATCCGTGACTTCCGTGACGCCAGCTACAAGAATGTCAGGGACCATCGCATAGGATTAGGCAACAACCGTGGTCAGAAGATCAGCAGGTTCCTGTTTCCCAACATGATGACTGCTGAGCCCAAAGGCCGTGGCAGCAACAGTCTCAGAGATCGCTTCCTAGACGATGCCAAACTGCGCAGAGCCATACGCATCTGTTTTGAATTTCGTGAAGGCAATGCATTGGTTTATCCCACAGCCATGCGCCGTTCTTTGGAGTTGGTCACTGGCGAAAATGTGCAGAACTTCAAGCCTCAGCATGCGCGTGCCATTGTGGAGTATCTGTGTCCTACATTGTGGGGTCGTGTGTACGACTACAGTTGTGGTTATGGAGGCAGGTTGTTGGGCATTACCAGCAGCAATCTCAGGTATGAGTATGTGGGCATAGATCCCAACACAGAAACCACAGAAAACTTGCAGCTACTAAATCAATTCATTGAGCTGGCAGGTGGCACACCAGGTGAGATACATCAGAGTGTAAGCGAACAGTTTGTGCCTGAGCGCATAGACTGTGCATTTAGCTCACCGCCCTACTTCAACTTGGAAAAGTATTCCGATGAACCCACACAGTGCATGAATCAGTTTCACACACTGGATGAGTGGTTTGAGGGCTATGTGGTTCCCACCATGAAGAACATACGCACAGGTCTCAACTCTGATGGTGTATTTGCTACCAACATTGCAGACTACAAGGTCCCAGGAGCAGAATTCCAAGTGGTTGATCGTTGGATTCACACAGCAGAACAACTTGGCTTTCGGCACACAGAAACCATCCGTATGATGCTGAATACCCGCCCCGGAGTGGGCAATGGCAAGCAGGATGGGGTAGAGAAATTCGAGGGAATTTATGTGTTTTCCAGAGGTTGACACCCCGGATATTTCGTGTACAATAGCAGTGTAGGTTAACAAAACAAAGGAGTAGTACAAATGGATACACTAACAGTAAAACCCACACAAGTCGCCAGCATTGTAGGTCGCGCGGCACAGGTACAACGCCCCATCTTTATTTGGGGTCCTCCAGGCATTGGCAAAAGTGAGCTAGTGCAGAACATCACAGATGGGTTGGGCAACAGCACGCTGATTGATCTCAGATTGGCTCTGATGGAGCCTACAGATCTACGAGGCTTCCCTTTCCGTAATCCAGAAACCAATACCATGGAATGGGCACCGCCAGCGGACTTGCCCGGCCAGGAGTTTGCTGATCAATATGATCATGTGGTGCTGTTCCTGGACGAGCTCAACAGTGCTCCGCCCAGTGTGCAGAGTGCTGCCTATCAGTTGATCCTGAACCGCAGAATCGGTCAGTACCAGTTACCGAAGAATGTGATCATGATTGCCGCAGGCAACCGTGAAACAGACCGTGGTGTAACATATCGCATGCCAGCACCACTGGCAAACCGTTTCCGTCATGTGAACATGGCTGTGGACTTTGGCGACTGGCAACAGTGGGCCATCAACAATGATGTGCACCCTGATGTGTTAGGCTATCTCAGCTATGCCAAGCAGGATCTCTTTGACTTTGATCCCAAGACCAGTTCACAGGCATTTGCCACACCGCGCAGTTGGACGTTTGTCAGTGAGATGCTCACAGACACTGAGTTTGACAGTGCTGACATCTCAGAGCAGAAAGCAGAGATTGCAGGTGCAGTTGGTGAGGGCATGGCAGGCAAGTTCATTGAACACAGACGCATTGCCAGCAAACTGCCTAACCCAGAAAACATCTTGGATGGCACAGTGACCAAGTTGGACGACAAGCTGAGTACAGAACTCAGCGCCAAGTACAGTCTCGTGGTTGGCCTAACCTATGAGATCAATCAACTCTACAAAGAGCAAGGTCTCAAAGCAGACTTCAAGAAAAAATTCAACACTGCTGTGAGATTTGCATATGACAACTTTGAGCCTGAGATGGTGGTGCTACTGTTCAAGACCATCATGTCGGACTACAAGATCAAGTTCAATATTCGCACCGATTTGGACAAAGATGTCTACAAGGTGTTCTCAGAGCGTTACACCAGATACATCGTGTAACACAGTCAATGGTGCTGGGTCCTACTACTCCTACTCCTCCGACCTACAACCCAGCACCAGTGTCGCCCCCCGCATAAGGGGGGCTTTTAATAACAAATGTAGGTTGACACAGCAGACAATTCTGCTACAATAGTAGTGTAGGTAACAAGGAGTAAACAATGAGCACAGACATTAGCAAATCAGCAAGCCAGGTAGCAACGCCAGATATTCCTGAGACTGCTAAAACATCAGCACAAGTTGAAGACATGCTGATCAAAGCTCGGGTAAAAATGCTGCTGAGTGCGCCTTTCTTCGGCAACTTGGCAACTCGCTTGCACTTCATTGATGCCACAGAGTGGTGTCCCACTGCTGCCACAGACGGCAAAAACTTCTACTACAATCGCAACTTTGTGGATGCACTAACTGAAAGTGAGCTGATCTTTTTGATGGGTCATGAGGTTCTGCACTGTGTGTATGATCACGTGAATCCAGACCATGTGAACAACCGAGATCGTCGTTTGCTGAATGTTGCACAGGACTATGTGATCAATCATGACCTAGTTGAGGCACGCATCGGCGACATGATCCGCTTGGTAGATATCTGCTACAATCCTGCATACCAGAGCTACACTGCAGATGAAATCTATGATATCTTGTTCAAGCAAGCAGAGGAAGAAGGTCGTGTGGTTGAAATGCCCACATTGGACATGCACTTGGACAGCGAAGGTGAAGGTGACAGCGACAGTGAAGGCGGCGAAGGCAACCAAGATGGTGCCAAAGGCCCAATACAATACAGCAAGGAAGAGCTAGAGCAAATTCGCAACGAGATGCAGAGCGCTGTGATGCAGAGCGCAAAAGTCAGCGGCGCAGGCAATATGCCAGGCGGCGTGCGTAGGCTTTTGGACAAACTGTTGAACCCACAACTGGACTGGCGTGAGCTGCTGGCAATGCAGATTCAAAGTGTGGTCAAGTCCGACTACACCTGGATGCGTCCCAGCCGCAAAGCACAGAGCGCAGACATGTACATGCCAGGCATGGACAATGAGAACACTGTGGACCTTGCTGTGGCCATTGACACATCGGGTTCCATTTCAGAAGACATGCTGCGTGACTTCCTCAGCGAAATTCACAGCATCATGAGCCAGTACAATGACTTTACACTCCGTCTGTGGTGCTTTGATACTGCAGTACACAATCCACAAAAGTTCACAGCAGACATCAGTGCAGACCTCCTAGAGTATGACATCCAAGGCGGAGGCGGCACTGACTTTGATTGTAACTGGGCATACATGAAGGACGAAGGCATTGCGCCAAAGAAGTTTGTGATGTTCACAGACGGATACCCTTGGAACAGCTGGGGCGACGAAAGCTACTGTGACACACTGTTTATTGTGCACGGCGGGCATGGCGGTGAAACACCCACAGCACCGTTTGGCATTACTGTGCCCTACACCAGAGAGCAATAACATGTATAGTGCAGAACCAAAAAACACATACCTCTATAGTGTTACATCTGATCTTGCCACTAACATCATCAAAGACATCAATGCCAAACATCCACTTGATGGATTTCTTTGGAGACTGAGGTGGCATGACTCATACACTGACCATCAACTTGCAGATAGCAGAGCCGGTTGGAGCGTGGCGATTTGGACCAAGTTCTTGTCAAAAAAACCTGATGTAGTTATAGTGCAGAAGCATTTTGAGAACACTCCCATAGAGTTATTTCAGCTTCGAGAACACACACTAGCCGCATCCGAATGGGAGTATCTATGCTCAAACTATTATGAAGAGCCTAAGAGCAACTTTCAAGATTTGTGTGAACAAATACATTCCTGGGAAGGTTTTATCAGTGCAAACAACTTGCTTGGTGCGCCTAACAGCGCAGAGACCATAAAGGCATTTGCTAGTATTGCAGGTGAACATATCCACAGTGATCTACCTATGTTTTTCTGGAACCAATCGTGCACTAAGAACTATAATTGTAGCCTCAATAACCACATAGAGATGCATGCGACATGAGTAAAAAGTTAGACAGAGCAGAGTTTGAATTACTTGCACACACTGAAGCCATGGTGCAGATGATCAGCAACAAACTGGTGGTCAATGATTACACAAATTTCAAAAGTACGCCAGCAGTACAAGAAGTGATCGAAACACTGGAACCAGTTATGACCTATCTGCAATCCAATGCACAAGGCATGTATTATTGTTATGTGGGTCAAGGCTTCGGCGGCCAGGTAACCATGTATTTCGAACATTCTATGGACCGTGCCAATGTAATAGAGTTAATAAAAACTCTAGACTAAACCTCAAATAACATAACCAAAAAACATTTCAACATCCTCAGATCAACTGTAAATATATAGTTGTATACACAAACACACAAAGGAGTTATAACTCATGGCAAAAGCAGAAGACACCCCAGAACAAACACAAGAACCACAAGATGCACCGGAGTCAATCAGTTTAAACGACCTGCAACTGCTGTTGCAGATTGTGGATCTCGCAAGCAACAGAGGCGCGTTTCGAGGCGCAGAGCTCACACAGGTTGGCGGAATTTTTGACAAACTCAATGTGTTCCTCAGCTATGTTGCAGAACAGCAGGAAGGTGCTGAAGCATCTCAAGACGCCGAAGAAACAGAGGAGTAATACATGGCTAAGATTACAAAACATGTCGGAAAAAACGGACAAAAACCCTGTGTGGTAGTATTCCGTGAAATTCCAGAAGAGCCAGAAAACTGTTTAATTGTTGAAACAGAAACACTGGACGAGCAGTCCCATGACGATCTAATGAACGTTGTGCAGAGTCCCGAAGCACAAGAAGGCAACAACCTCAGTGACATCTTACATCGTAGGCATTTTAAAAACGGCGACAACATGCTGAGTTCATTGCATCACGGCAAAAAAATGAGGAAAGTGCCTGTGAGCCAAGTGGTGTTGATGCCTGTGCCTAATCAAGAAGTAGCACTGTCTGAGGTCAATGCAGAGATTCGCAAACTCGAAGGAGGCTACGAGCCGCCAAAGACAGATCCAGCACATCTCAATAATCAAGGAACATCACTGGAAACGGACCCGGGCCTGAATCAGCAACGCATTGACGAAGATGCATCTTCCACAGACAACGGTTCAGATCCCACGGCTATTGCACAGGGTTTGCTTAATCAAGCGGCGCTTCTCAGGCATGATGCAGAAGCACTGCAGAATGATGCAGAAACCAAAATGGCAGAAGCATACAAACTTGATCCGTCTCTGAAGCCGAAGACTGCTACCAAAAAAAAATCCGCAAAGAAAAAAGCTGCTAAAAAGTAACAGCGGATCTGAGATAAATATCTCATATAACACAAGGAGATCAGTGTGGGAGAAGATACGCCGAAAATTCTTATTGTGGGGGTAGGACAAAAAGGAGAATCTAGCACAGTAAATGACATCATCAGTACTGTAGAACCCACACAGATCCCTTGCTCGTTGTTGGAAAACCTATATGTTACGCTCACTGATGGCACCAAGTACAGAGTTGAAAAAACCTACTTGGGTGAAGGCATCGATTATAAAAATATAGAACAGAGTCTAAGCAACCTGGGTATTCGCAAAGACGTCAAGCTCATTGAGATTGTAATTGACCTTGATGCAGCACACAAACTGTTTAGCCGCCACAGTGCCGATATTCTTGATCCCATATTTGAGGAATAACATCTCTGCACCTATCAAACAAGTAGAGCTATCTGAGACTTCTCATCTTGCATGGAAGGGGCGTGTTACTGTGCATTGGCAGAACCGTAGAAATAAAAAAGAGAAAGGTCGCTACTTGGAGAAATCCATGCAAGAACTCACTGGTATATCACGCAAGGACTGGAATTTCAGACACGACTTGAATTTTGGTGCCAGCTACATGTATTTTCGCAACAGAGAAGACGCAGTTAGTTTTTACTTCTATCACAGTTGATTATTTGAATCCAATCTGCATATATCGGGTGTAGATGGGCAATTCTAGTTTGCCTTCAAATAACACTTCACTCATTGGATACCTTTCACGCATCTCTGCTCTACTTGCGCACACATTGGTGTGCCCGTCGAAGTGTTCACTGTTGTTGGTCTGCATGATCACAAGTTGGTCCTCTGCTACACTGTCAAACCATTCTGTGCTCATGTGTTCACTGCTGGTGTTAATAACAACATCGGGCGTGACTTCTATGAGTTCGCCACTGGTTTGAAACTGCATAAATGCACAGTCGAGCATGTTTACGTCTGCTACTACGCCCTTGTAAAGCCAATCTTGTTGTACTAGCCTTTGATTGAACTTTTCGCTGAGTTCAATGGCACGAGGATCTTGATCAAATCCATATACTTTGTTTATGCGTGGAGTTAGGTCGATCAGTGGCTCTACCAGTGTGCCAATCCAACAACCCAGTATAGCCACAGTAAGATTCGACTTTGACAGTCCTACAGCATCGGCATGCTGAAGTAACCATGCTTTGCTGGCCAGCTGACCTAGGCTAAATGCATCTCTGGGGTATTCAGGTTTGCTTGCTCTCTCAAGATAGCTGGGCCGGATCCACATTCCGCTTTCTGTGTCTAGCCACTGCTCGACCTGCTGCCAATCACTTAATGTTGTGCTGATATTCATCATACTGCTCCTTGAGCCACTCATAGTCATTGATTTTGGCTAACCTCATGGGTTTGTTAGCATTGGCTTCGGCATAGTCGATGCCTGCTTGAGCGCCTGCTTTGGCTTCTTCTCTGTAATCCACCCCCGGTATAGGAAACAGCCAGCTCTGCAATCTCACACGTGAATCTTCATCGTCTTTCATGCTGAGTTTCACACACTCTCTGAATGCACTGCGCCATGTGCTGAAGCCGTCGGTGTTAAACTTAGTGGTACAGCTGATTTCGGGCATGGCTTTGAATCTACTGCTAAGGCCTGTGGTAAAGTCTAGACCCCAGCTGGTAGCATCACGAACCTGCTCGGTGTTAAACAGCTTTATGCCTCCGTAGCCATACTCGTGACCTGTGAGAGGATTTCGCGCATTCCACACGTGTGTAACTTCTTGATCATATACATCAGGAATATAGCTAAAGTCAAAGTCTTCGGAAACCTCGGCATCAGCATCTACGACCCAAAACATAGTGCTCTGTACCTGCATAGCTGCTTGTTTGTGCGCTTCGAATATGCCTTCTACATCTTTGATCCAATGCGTATCAAAACGCTGTGTAAGACGTTTGTATGCAGTCTCAGCCCCTGGTTCGTGATAGCTGATAAACACAATTTCATAGGATTTATATGTGCAACCTGGTGTTTGCATGTACTGCAGCTGTTTGAAACGGTTCAATCTGAGGTCGTCGCTGGTGGTTTCGGAGTAGTCTCTGTGAGTGGGCCACAGTCGAAGTCCGCCATAGCCGTGCACTTTCTCTGTGGTAGGGTTAATCTTCTGCCACACATGAATTTTGTTGATGTTTGTGATCTCAGGCACAAAACCAGACTTTACAACCTGTTTCTGTTCTTCCACGTCTGGATCCACTGTCCACATATAGTCATAGCCCTGCTGTTTGTATTCTTGTATTTTTTCCAAGAATTCGTCTCTCTTGAATTCAGTGATATGATAGATGGGCCATTCCTGCGTGGTGCTGGCAACAGTGTTTATCAATTTGAGATTGGGGAAACTGTTGTTGTTGATTTCTTTGGTAGTGTACTCGTGGCCTTGTGCATAAGTGCCCTTGGGATACAGTCTCACCCCTGTGTAGACATCTGCTGATGTGGAAAACACATGCACATTGTTTGCATCCCACTGAGTAGGATAGTAGTCGAAATCAAAATCTTCGTCGAGTTTCACAAAAGGGTCAACTACCCAATACATGTCTACGTCTGTGCTTGCTTCAAACTTTTCTAACTGTGCTACAATATCTTCTCTGTTATCCAAGTAATAGGTAGGATATGTTTTGTGTACACTGGCCGGCTCTCTGATATACTTGGGCCTCCCTTTGGTCTTGGGCTCTCGTGGACACAGCATCACACCGCCATAGTCATATTGCCTCTGAGTTTTTGGATTCAGTTTCTGCCACACATGTGTTTTGCCCTCGTCCCACACTTCTGGCACATAGTTGAAACTGAAGTCATCCATAACGTCAACATTGGGGTCTACCACCCAGAACCAGGCCTGTGATGTTTTTTCTCTGCCTTCTTCTTGACTGTGAAATACCTCATACTCTACTCTGCTGTTTCTCAGCTCGCCTCTGTGCACCACAGGCGCTTCTTTGGGATTAGATCTGGGCACCAAGTAGATGCCGCCTTCCTTGTCCGGGTATTTTTCTGTGAGTTGACCACTGAGCTTGAAGTTGATAATGTTGGTCTGTTCATCAAAGTCAGGCACATAATCCAGTTGATCAATGCGGTATCCCGAGTCTACCATCCAGAACATTTTTGTTCTGCTCTTCTTGGCATAGGTTTCAAACTGTGTGACATTGTTGGTGCGAAACACATCATATTTCAGAGGTGTTACACCTGCATGATACTTTTGCTTGGTTATGTCAAAGTCTCGATGTACCAGTCGAATACCTCCGCATCTTGAATCATATGGCTCTGTGATATTTTCTGGATAGCGAAAGTCTAGATGTCCGGGCAACTTGAACACATGTATGTATTCCTGTTCGTGTTTGGCCGGCACATATAACAGTTTGCCATTGAAGCGAAAGTTTCTGTCAACCATCCAAAACCACTCGGTGCGGCTACGCTGTGCATATTCTGTGTATGTGTCAGCAGTGAATTCATCGCTGTCAATGTAGAATACATCATAGTTGATGTCTTCAATGGGGCAATCTTGATGCACTTTGAGATCTGCATTTTTCCACTTTTTGGGAACAAGTCGAATACCGCCCATGGCTTTTGGATATTTCTCAGTGAGTTGGTTGGGCATGCGAAAACTGTGTATCATCTGATCCTCAAACGGATTAGGCACCCAGTCTAGTGTGTTTGACTGCAGTTGATATTCTCTGTCAACAATCCACACATACTCTTCTGAGTACACATCACGCTGAGTGTAGTCATCAACATCCTCACACCATATCACTGGGTATTCAACACCAGCATCCAAAAAACCATGATACTTGATATTAGCATCTTGCCACTCTCTGGGGTATAGCTTGATGCCGCCTTCCAGTTCCGGGTACTTGTGCTCCAGTTGATTTCTCAGATGAAAACTGTGTATGTACTTGGGCTCAAAGTTATCTGGTGCCCAGTCAATGTGATCGTTGAGTTTGTATTCTGGGTCCACACACCACACATGTGTGGCATAGGGATTGCGATCAAAGTATTTGCCCGGTGTCTTGGTGTTTACTATGTCAAAGCGTTTGCGGCACACAATGCGATTTACTTCTTTGATGCCTTGACTTTCACTGCGAGGCATGAGTTTGATGCCTCCATAGTTGTTGTTGTCCCATTTCCAAATATGTGTGTAGACTTGATCGTGATCAGGTGGGCGATACTCCAGCACGTCGTAGTTTAGCAATTCAACGTTGGGTTCGATAAGCCAGAACATTTTGGTGTTGGCTTCTACTTCTCTTTCACTGTCAATCCTCTGAGCAAAAGGTATATGCTCGCACAAGCTGGAATTTTCCCCTATATAGTATACATCAAACAATGTGTTCACCTCTGATCATCTGTGTGTACTTTAACACCATAGTGTTCTGCAAAAGCATGTGCATCTAACTCGTCATTCACAATGGGCTGACCTTTGATGTTGAGACTGGTATTTACCAGCATAGGACAGCCTGACTGTTTTTCAAATTCTGTGAGCAGTTTGAACAAGCCCGGATGCTGAGTTTGGTTCACTGTTTGCACACGACTGGTACCATCGTGGTGTATGATAGCAGGAAACTCTTCGGGTCGTTTGCACTTGGCCACAAACTGCATGTAGGGACTAGCGCCTTTGCTGGGCATTTCAAAATACTCCTGTGCACGGTGCTCCAAAATCACAGGAGCAAACGGACGAAATTTTTGTCGAAACTTGATTTCGTTCATGCGATCCTTTATGTGATCGCCTCTGGGATCAGCACACAAGCTACGATTGCCCAATGCTCTAGGACCAAATTCTGCTCTCCCGTTGGCTATACCAAAAATTTCATTGCGCGCCAGACTCTGTAGACATTTTTTCACAGGATAGGTGCCCGGGATATCTGTGCCCAAGTAAGGGCCTTGCCACTGTACAGGATTCCCAGTTAGATTATAATAGTCTAATGCTGCTGCACCCAGACTGCTGCCAGCATCGCCAGGATTAGGCATGATGTGCACATCATCGTAGAGCCCAAACAATCTGCTGTTTGCCACACAGTTCAGTGCAACGCCGCCCATAAACACAAGATTGCGATGTCCTGTGAGTGTGCGTGCATATCGAGCATATTCGTAGATGCGTTTTTCTACTATATTTTGTGCCGCCATGGCCAGATCAAAGTGATCAGCATCAGTGAATATGCCCCGAGGGATGCCGCGTTGTAGGTTACGTTTCATGTCAATGGCACGATACCCCGACTGCCAGCCATAGCTGACGTCAAAGAATCTGTCTTCCATAATTTCTTCGAGCTCACGAGCACGTTCTGGGTCGCCATAGGCTGCCATTCCCATCAGTATGTACTCGTCTTCCATGGGTTTGAGTCCTACGTGTGCTGTGACAGCACTGTAGAACAGTCCTAGGCTGCTGGGAAAACGCACACTGTGCAGTTTTTTTAGCTCACCGTCTTGCCAGTTCCAAATAGAAGCAGTGTCCCACTCACCAATAGCATCTATTACCATCACTGCTGCACTGTCAAGAGTCGACGTTAGCACACCTGCAGCAGCATGTGTTTGGTGATGCCAGTAGCTTTGCTGTGGCACTTCGCAGAGCTTGGGATAGAACTTCTTCATCCACTGTTGCTGTGATGGTTCTCTGAGTGCACGCCAATTGCCACCTCGCATTTGTCTCAGCAGCTTTGCCCAGTGTTTCTCATGATATACAATGCGATCTGGTACACCATAGAACAGTGCATCAGATATCAACATAGGATTAACAAAGGCATCGTTTTTGTGCTTGCTGTATCTTTCTGCGTGTCCTGCAAAAACAATTTTGCCGTTGTCTATCATTGTAACAGCAGCGTCATGAAACATGCTGCTAATACCCATTATTCTCATTGTGTGTCCTCTGTGTTAGTCGCCAAACAATCTGTGTGGCAGTTCTGTGATTATCTGTTCACGCTGTTGATCTGTGTAGGTTCGCCAGTGTGAGATTTCTGTGCCTGTGCGTCCGCATCCATTGCAGAATCCTGTGACAGGATTCATCTCACAGATGTTGATGCACGGCGATTTCATCAACGATAGATAAATGGGTCTCGTTTGCGCAATTCTTCAATGCGGCGTTTGAGTTCTGCTTCTTGCTCTTCTTTTTCTGTGCCACTGGGGGGATTGCGATCAGTGCCCAGTGAGCCTTCGTGTGCTTCTTCGTTGTTATTGTTGTCATCTGACATAGCATTCTCCTTGTTGAGTATTTTGTAAAGTATATCAAATATTTTATGTTCAATTTGATCATCGCTGCAGTATCTGCGATTTCTTGACTGTTTGGGTATATTGAGTTTTCCATTGTTAAAATAGGGAATTATTTCATTGTGCACAATATCGGCAATACAAGCATGATTTTTTATGCCGTGATGCGTGAGGTCTCTGGCAAAGTCAAGTTCATAATTATAGTGTTCGATGTCGATGTCTCTGGGTATTTCCAGAACATCAAAGTCGGCCAAAGGCTCTTCGCCGTCTGTGCTGAAAGTCCAGTGGTACACAGGAATACCTATGCTGTTCCACAACAACGTAACTATATTTGTGTGCATGCTGGATTGAAACAGTGTGCTGATGTCAAAATTCTCAAATTCTTCAATTTCTGTGTAACGATCAATTTGGTCTTTGACACGCACGCAAATATCGTGGTGATTATCGTGCTCCACAATTTCAGCATGCACTTTTCTTGCGCGTTCAGGATGCTGTATAATCACAAACTCGGGGCGCGGAAGGTTATTGTGAATATACAAATAGCTATTATAAAGAATAAATTGCAGACCTTGACCGGCTGCGCCAAGATTCAGAACATCAAGATCCATTGACCTTGATAACACATTGCACCAGATGTTGTCCTCGGGCAAACCAGTGCCTTCGGTGTGACTACAGCCCATTGCAATGAAAAACTTTTCGTTGAGTTCTGTGAATTCTTTGGTGCGATATCCCAGAGAGTTGTATGTGTAACTTACGTTGGCACTGTGGTAAAACTCATCAACTTGACTCTTGTTTCTGAGATATTCTTCTTTTTCGTGCTCACTGAGCCATTCGCCAGAGAAGTTCATCAGCATGTCTCTGTGTATAATTGAATCGGCTCGGTGATTGTAGTGCATAATGCTCTATTTATCTGCTGTTTTTACTACAGCACAGTGTTTGTGATTTTTTCATGTTGTTCTAGTGTCTGATGTGCAGACGCATAAATATATGTTTATTACCAATATTCACGTCTATGAGCTTTTCTACTGTGTCACAATTTGAAACTGTGGTTGCTGATTTCTTTGGTGCGCCATATGCTGTGGCTGTTGACTGTTGCACTCACGGAATTGAATTGTGCTTGAGATTACAACAATCAGACAATGTGAGCTGCCCCAAACACACATATCCCAGTGTGCCATTTGTGTTTGAAAAATTAAACCTGCAGTGGCATTTCCGTGATCTCAAGTGGCAGGACTATTATCGCATAGGCAACACAAATATTTTTGATGCGGCAGTTCTCTGGAGAGAACACAGTTACATGCCCGGCACACAGATGTGTTTGAGTTTTCAATTCAAAAAACATCTCAGTCTTGGCAGAGGCGGCATGATTTTACTGGATGACCAGCAGTCATGCAGACAATTAAAAAAGATGCGCTATGACGGCAGAGACGATGACCTGCCATGGGTACAACAAAACATTGACACAGTGGGGTATCACTATTACATGACCCCGGAAACTGCTCAGCGTGGTCTAGATCTTTTTGCCAATGCATGTGCCACAGAGCCTCCTAGATGGGACGACAGCTGCTACCCCGATCTCAGCACAATGAAAGTGTTCAATGATGTCTAAGAAAAAACACATAATTCTTCCTTACAAGGACTTCAGCAGTCTCAGGCACTTGCTTGCATATGTCATGAAACAAAAAAATGCATACATAGTAGTTATGCAGCCACAGGAATTTGCTCCTTTAGTTGAATCACTATGGCGTTTTGACAGATTTGTTTCGTACATCGGAGAGATAATCAAGGAAAACAATCTCGATGTAGAAATATGGATTGGCACATTTGAGTCCGATCCGTTTTCATGGCTCAATGACATTGGTATCACAATCAAAACATGGCCAATGTACTGGGCTTTTCACACAGAGGGTTCTACCAATTATAGCACCTATGATCCCAATGCAACAGTGGACAGACTGTTTGTGAGTTTGAACTGTCGCTGTCATCCGCACAGAAGTTTTCTCATAGACAGTGTTTTCCAGAGAGGCCTACAGGACGTGGGCTATATCTCATGGCACAATGTTAATAGACATGTCGAGCTTGAGCACTTTGATGGCGCGGAAATGACCCTAACTGAACCCGAAAATGACATTCCGGACCACGATTTTTTTCAGCACGCACCTCCCTATGAATACTGTCGTGCGGCCTTTGCACTAATTTCTGAGACATCCGTGGAACAGCTGGATATCAGTGAAAAGACATTCACTGCTATACTTTATAAGATGCCTTTTATCTTACAGGCTACTCCTGGAATACACAAAATACTGGAGGACTATGGCTTTAGATTATACACTGAGCTCTTTGACTATGAGTTTGACAGCGTAAAAGATACTTATATGCGCACAAACATGATACTGGATCAAGTAGAACAGTATAGAAACAGTGACTATGGCAAACTAAAGCAACTTGCTGCTGAGACAGCACAGCACAATTACGATCGTCTCATGGATATTGTCTATGACAAAGATCACAGATATGTGCCCAAAGAAATTATCAAACACTTTCCCAGAGCCGGACTAACTTTGCCCGGTAATCTCACCGAGCGACTGGGCTTTGATGTTAACCATCAATGAATTCGTTTAGGCGTTCTGCTTGCAAACGATGTGGCTCTTCGCCTAGGTGCCAATAGCGTGCATTGGGATTTTCATAGCCCTGATTTCTATAGTGCCAGTAAAACACCTGGTCGCCATCTAGCATCTTGAAATATTTTCTACGGTCCACAAGATTGAAATAGAAAGTTAGATATTTGTTGGGCACAGTGAACATGTGCATGGTGTTGCACATCACATAGTCAATGTTGTGCATGCCAAAAAAGTATTGCAGTTGTAGCACTGCATTCACAGATATCATTTCAAGCATAGTAGGATGTTTTACTTGAAACTCGTGCCAGTAGGGTATTAGTTGTTTTTCAACATCGTTGTTGCCGTGCCAGCCTGAATTGATTTGTAAAAATTCACTGGTGTGTTCACAGTAGAAATCAACAGCGGGGTTGTTGGATTGATAGTCAACCACAAATGGCGAAGGAAAATCTATCCTAGTACTCTCTGTCCAGCCAACACACACAAATACCTCCATGCTGTCTGGATCATAGTTCTTGGCAAACCAATCAAGGATGCCTCTTGCTATGGCAGGATTACTCTGACTGCCCAGTGCAATATTCACAGGTGTATAACCACGAATCTCAGCCAGTTGATTTCCAAAACTCTTGGAACGATTGTATTTGCTGTCGTCGGTTCCGTCAATTTCATAGCCAGCAGTGTGACTGCAGCCATTGACTAGCATAATTTTTTGTTTACTCATTGTCGTCGCCTAGTATTCCATGATCCTTTGATATCCACTGCTGATACACTGTAAAGCCAGGGTCATCGGGTGCTAGTTCTATGATACCAAAAACTTCGTCTAGCATATTGTAATTGTGATTGAGCACGTCTGTCATCTCAGTGTAAACTGCATGTGTTTTTTCGTTGCTCCAGGAGTCAATCATCTCAATGATGTCAACTATTTTTTGCATGCGAGCACTGTGATTTTCTTCGAAGTCATAGCTTTCATCCCACCAGCGGTGGAATGTTTCAAAGCCAAACTCTCTGAGATACTGTAGACTGTACGGCGGCGCAACCAACACAAACGGTGTCATAAAATGTATTGGCTGTAAGGTCTTTTCAGAGAGGTTACCTGTGGGCTGTGCATATCTGCTCTCACAGACTATATCCACAAAACTTTCTCTGTAAAACTGTTGCAGTGTAGCGTAGTCTCTGTTGTGGAACACAGGATTAAAATGCTCCTCACAGTCTTCAAACAGGCTGTTGGGATAGTAATGACCCACAGATTCTTCAACTTCAAATGTGTCATAGGCCTTGAGATCCAGTGACCACGGACTGCTGGCATTGAGCTTGTCCACGGACATCACAAGTTTTTTATAGTAGTTGGCTTTGGCCTTTGCTTGATGGTTTATGTCAAACCAAGGAGTATCATTCAATATTTCAGGTTTGAATTGATAAAACCAACTGAGATGACAGGACTTTTTGCACAATATAGAGCTTATAATTGCTCTGTGTGCTGTGAATCTCCAGTTTGTGGAGATAAACTTTTTTTGAAATTGTGGTTTAGGTTCTTTTAACACTCTATCAACAAATGTGTAACTCTTGAGAAACAGGTCATTGCAAACCAGTTTTATATGTGGAGTATAATGCGGATAGTAATCAGCCACATTGTAGTCGCCGGTGTGCACAACCACGTTGTTTAGGTTGTTGTTGTTTGCATATATGAGCACACTGTCGAGTTCTGCAGCTCTGACTTTGTCTAGATCTATGCTGTTTGGAAATTCACTGTAGAATCCGTTGTTGAAAATTGTATGAGTATTCACAAACTCATCATCAACTATATACGAGCACAGTGGTTCATAGAGATACACATGAACATGCTGATTGTTCAAGAGCTTTTGTTCCTGTTTGCTGTGAACCACTGTTTCTAGATCATGTATTCTGCCGTTGGCCATATATATGTAGGAAGGTTCGCTGTGATCTATGACTCTGGCCATGTTATCGCCAAGAGAGTCGTTGGCGTCGTTTAGCCCCGGAGGCACATGATCAAACTGATATGCCAACAGTGACGAGTTGTGAATTTCAATATCACTCACAGATCTAACTCGCCTGTGATTTGCAGTGTGTATCGGGGTTCAATGCCAATGTTGCTGGCAGCATGAGGAACTTCTTCGCTCCACACTGCATAGTCGCCGGCCTTCCAGGTGCACCAGCTTGATCCATTGGCTTCAAAGTAATGGCCGCTTTTCCAATCTTCTAGGAACACCAAGGCACGGCCTACACGTTCTCGATCCACACCGAACACCTTCATGTAAGTTTCAAAGTGATCTGTGTGCACAGGCATGATGTCTAGGGTATTCATGCGGTAGATCACAAAGCCGGGTTTAGCAAGTCCAATTTGTTCTGCAATGGGTTCTACCCACCCAGGCATAGGATTCTTGCTGCTATACATGCTACCCGAAAAACTTTCGTTGTAGTAGCCTTGTTCTCTCCACTGTGTGATTTCGCTTTCTTTGATAGGTTGTTTGACAAACTCCAGCTGTTTGTAGCTGTCGTCCCAGGTGGGTTTTACTGATCCATATTTTAGCATCTTTTTGTATCCAATGTAACGCAGTGAAACCCTCCGCCTAGTGTGCGCTGATGTCTCATAGGCAACATTGCACATTCAATGCCATGGGCTTCTAGTTGTTTTCTCAAGCTATGCTGATGTTCTTCTAGTGCTACTAGCTTTGTATTTACACTAAACAAATTCATGTTGATCCAGTTGCTGGCGTTGCAGTAATTGCCATAGTAATCAATGGGTTCGGGCTCAGCACACCATATTACATCCCAGTCACAGAACGGTTTGGGAAGTTGATCCACGCTTTTGATCCTTGACGGATTCAGCAGCATCAGGCCTTCTCTGAGAAAAGCCACAGTGCTGTCAATGTGCATGTAACTGTATACGCCCTCTAGAGTGTGCACTTTTGCAGTGTTGCCAAGATGATCCTGCAATAGTCGAGCACCAGCATGGTTGCCAGAATTGCTGACCAAATACAAAACATGATCGTTTGCACGTATTGCATTGGCCGCGTCAAACGCAGGGGCTTGCTCGGTGAGTGCAAGTACTTCGGGGTTGCCCACACAGGATAACTGGTAGAGGTCATCCTCTATATACCTATCAGGAACAACCATATCGGGTATATGCGGCAGGATTCCGTTGTAATCGCTGTGGCGTGCACGTATCGGCATCGGGGTTGCCATTGCAAGATCACCGTGTGCAAAAACCACATCCCTGGGACAGTAGTGATAGTATCCTGTGGGTGTTCTGCTAGGACGCACAACTTCTACACCTTCGCCAGTTAGAAAATCACAGAAGTTTTCTAGGTCTTCGTGTGCTTCTTCGATGACAGTTTGGGGATAAGCACCTGTGTTTATTTCTGAGATATCTGGCTTGTCAGCATAGTTCACAGTTCGCACACTGATATCTATGTCAGGAACCTTGGCATCTTCGGCTATGCCCACAATCACCTGCTTTAGTTGATCCCATTCGTTGGTTGCATATTCTGTCATTTTTATCTCTGTGTAATAAGATTGTATAGTTTGTCTGCAATGACCTGATGGCCTAGCTGATTGGGATGATTGTCTTCGTGCAGAAAATACTCGCTTTCTGAAAAGTTTTGAAAAGCTGGTGCACAGTGTTCCGAGCCATCGTCGGTGATTTCGAGTTGATATACATCAGATCCTATGAGCCAATAGGTCATGCTGTGATTTTGATCTGCAAAACTTTCTTTGACAAATTCCAGTTCGGGAACAAGATCTAGACTGCCATAGTTGTGTTGCATGACCAAGTGACATCCCAGTCTCTGGGCATGATAATAGATCATAGACAGGAATAAACTGTGATGCCAGGTAAACCAATATGTGTTTGCATGAATCAGCTCAACAAACTTTTGATAGTCGTGATCAGTTGAGTATATGGGTTTTAACACCTCCACTGGATGCTCTGACGCTTTGTACCAGCGGCTGTCTGGGGGCACAGTAACCAATACTAGATCATCTGATGATATACCATCGCTTTTTCTTACAAATTTATGTGCAATTTCGCCTAGGCTGACGCCCGGATCTGAAAAATTACACAGAGGCATGTTGAGTTTTTCAGACAATATTTCACTGTAGTTTTGATGATGCTCTGGGAGATTCCAGCCGACGCCCCAGCTATCTCCAAAACTCCACAATGTGCTTGTACCATCTGTGTTAATCATAGCTGCTTGATCTCAATTGCATCGAGACCAATGATTTCTTTTTTGGGCGCAAGAGGCACATTGGTTTGTGTAACACCAGGGCCAATTTTATCAGGAACATCTATGTTGTGATTTCGATTCCATTTGCCTGCGCCTTTGTAGTGGTAGTCAAAGGAAAAATCAATGGTTTCGTTGAGCATGGCTTCCTCTTCTAGAAGATCAGTGAAGTCTTGGTCACTGCGTCCTTGCTCTTTGTCCCAGTCTGGCTTGGCCAGTTTGCGTGCACGTTTGGCTGCATTGGACTGCATGCGTGAATAATCTTGTGCATAAAACGGTCCTTTTCTGCCGCCGTCTTCTCTGGGTATGCGTTCGTCCCAGGGGTTGTCAATCTGCTTGAAATCATATGTGAAGTCTGCTTTCCAGTATCCTTCATCTGAGATTTTAAACTTGTACACACCTGAAAACATACCCGGTCCAAACTGACCGCCAAACTCTTTGAGGTCAATCTCAGGATTAAAGTGTATCTCTGCGTTAAAGCCGCCTCGAGAAAGCCATAGCATGCGCAGAAACGGCCAAATTTCATTGACTAGATTGTCTGCAAACGGTGAAATGTCGGGCTCGATGATATTGTAATCAAAGTCCTCAAATTCAATCTCATATATGGTATCTGGATTGTTAAGCTCTATATCATAGTGTTCTTGCCTGAGGCTAAAGCGCACAGGATAACCAAACTCGATTTCCGTGCATCCAGTCATGAAGTCCAGGAAGGTGTGAAACAGTTTTACACGATGCATCACATGTGTGCCTGCAATAGTGAAGTCATTGGCAATCCAGTGACCCTGATACTTGTGGTAGCTCACATTGTATTTGTGAGGATTCTGCCCCACAATGGTCTCTGGTCCCACAGCCATGCCTACGCCGGCACCCACATTGTTGATGTTGTTGTCTCTGTTGCGCCACAGGAACTGCATGGTCTGTGCAAAGTCGTTGCGCTTCTCTGTGGGGAAGCCCACAATCCAGTTGGTGGCTGCCATGATGCCATACTTCTTGCCGCTTTTGAGATTGTCTTCCATCTCTTTAATGGTCACACCTTTGGCCATGTCATCAAGCACTTTCTGTGATCCTGACTCACAGCCGTAGTTAAGCATTATGCAACCGCCTTCAGCGAGATCTTTGAAATACTCGTCGTCCATTTTTCCGTCGCAGCGAGAATAGCCTGTCCATCGAGTAGGTAGATTTTTTGCCTTGATTGCCTTTGCAAACGCCCTCAGTTCTTTGACATTGCCGTTTAGCAAACTGTCAATGAACCACACAATGTCGGTGCCTTTGTTGTACCACAACCACTCCATTTCTTTGACAGCATCAACTGCTTGTCGCTGTCGATAACGCCAAAAGTGAGTTTCCTCACAGAACGTGCATTTTGCTGTGCAGCCTCGACTGAACTCTGAAGTCACGCCATTGGGCACACGATACAATGAGAAGTCAATGCCTTCGTAGTCGGGCATAGGCAAGTCATTGATGTTGATACGTTCAACTTCGGGTTGCTTGATTACCTGAATTTCTTCATGTGAAACACCTTGCTCTAGTTCTTCGAGCATGTCTAGAATAACTGCTTCGCCTTCACCTGTGACCACATAGTCATAGAAATCATGCACCGAAAACCAATCTTTTTGCACATTGCTGCCGCCCACTGCAATCTTGATATGCGGAGCACGTTCTTTGAGTTGTGCACACATCCATTTGGTAGGCTCTTCGGAGATATAATATTGTGTAAATCCAATAATGTCTGGATTGTAATCAATGAGTTCTTGTATGGCTTCTTCCAACAAAGGTTCTAACACAGGGTGAATATCTTGCATGTATGTGTCGCCTAACCAATGCCAGCTTGCACTAGGATCCCACAGGCGAAAAGGAATTTTCTCATTGGGCTGCCAGTCTTCTTCATGTTGACGCCATGCTTTGACGTTGAGGTCCCAGATGCGACTCTCATATCCTGCTGCCTTGCACACGCCACTCAGTCGTGCCAGGTTAAAAGGAGGAAACTCTGGAGCCCATTCTGGACACAATACCCAGGCGATTTTTGTGTTGCGAGTCTTGTAATCCACATACACAGGCGTCATGTTCTTTTGCTGTGTGGCACGTGCATAGGGCGCAATGGCTTCCATCATGGCCTTGTCACGCGCATTGGCAGTATCAGTTGCAGGCTCTGGGGGCAACTCGACATTGGTTTTAGCAAGACTTGTTAGATTAAAATCAATTGCTTTTGTCTTATTCTCATCGTCCATACTATAATCCTAGGTCAAAGTATTTTAGTGCCTGTTTGTCATAGCTCAGGTCTTTCTTTTCCAACAAACGATTGAAGTTGTGTTCTATGGTATCTCTTATACCGTGTTGCCATTCCAACCATTGCTGATCTGTCTGTGAGCTCAGCCGCTGTATCTCATCCACAATGCATAGCAGTCGTTTTTCGTCATCTTCAATTTGGTCGTAGTCCTCATTGATCCACGGAGAAAATGTTCTATAACCTAGATGTTGCAAAACTTTCAGCGTACCCGGAAATGCTACTGCAATAAACGGATGCTTTGTAGCAAACGGCTTGAATATTTTCTCACTTAGAAACACAGTGTCATAACTACTTATCATGTTTCTAGTACTGCCCGTACAAGTATGATAAAATATGGTTTCACATATCACACTAAAATAGCTGTTTCTGTAGTATTTCAAATCATCAAATTCTATTTGCACTGGATTTTCTCGTTCTGGTGTGCGATTCAGCACCAACGGAAAACGATGTTTGTGATGTTCCGTGATCTTCTTTGCAAAGTCAGACAATTCTGCGCAGTTGCTTGCAAAATCAAACGAGTAAAAACTTTGATCAACGAGATCTCGGTCTAGCATGTGCGACAAGAGCTCAACACGATGTGGTCTAGGAACTCTGTTGAAACAGAGAAACTTTTTTGCTTTTGTCTTGATCTCATAGGGATCATAGAGATTTTTTAGGTCACTGCCTTCTTTAAAATCAAAGTTTGTTAGTGTTACAAGTTCAAAACTGGCACCAGTGATCATGTGCATATAGTAGGTGAATCCTTCGAGACTGTGAACGTTCTTGTAGATTTTTCCTGCATCTAAGCCACTGGTAAAATAGAAGAATGTGTTTTCAGGCATTTCATCAGCAAGATATTCACAGATTCTCTGGCAAGGAAACAGATATGGCTGGTTTATGGTTTCGTCACCGTTCCAAAAAACAAATTTTGTTGTGCCTTCACTGTAGAGTTGACGTATTCTCTGTATTACTTGTTCAAAAGGAATAAGATCAATGCGATGTTCCTGCGTAGCGCCAGCATAGATTACATGATATTTGTGCTTGGTATTTTTTATATCAGGCAAAATTCTTTCCAGTCTCGGAGCAAAAAATTCATGCTCAAGCACAGGCGGAGTTGCCTGATTTTTTGTTTTCACAGAAAACTCACTGCCTGTTAACAGTCTGTAATCAAACTCGTTTACATCTTCTTGCAAAAAGTACTCGCTGTAGTTCACAGTGTCAAACACAGTAACACACGGAGGCAAAGACAGAAAGCCTTTGAGCGATTCAGCAGGGTTGTCTAATTCCAATACCAGCACAGCAACAAAGTGATCAACACAGGAGCCGTCATCAGTGACATTGTGTGAGATGTTGTTTTTGCTGAGATACTCTGCGACTGTTGTTAGATAACTGCTTTGACTGCCCAGCACTGTTATGTGACGAGCAGTCAGCCGGCAGGCATCAACTACTTGTGCAACAGTCAAAGAATCATGCACGGGTGATGGTCCTCTAGTTGACTGCGATTTGAAATGTTCATCATTCGCTCGTGTTCTGCTCTAGCATAACTCTCAGTTTCACTGGAAAACTCAAAGCCCAGTGTTTCCAGATAGCTTTTGTATTGAAGAACACTGGGATGATAATCTGGATACATGGTGCCCTCGGAGTCATCAAAATATTTGTAGCAGGTGTCCCAGCCCTCTGGAAACTGTGTGTCCATCAACGGTGGCAAAAGTTTGGTGTTCACTTCACTGTATAACTGCTTTATGTCATCCATTGGTGGCCCACTGTTAGGTGGCAACCCTGCAGTCCAGTCTTGGTGATCTAGACCCACCCCTAGCATAGCAAAACTGTCAAACTCGCTGTGTTCCAACATGCGCATTGTCGTGTCGATAATGGCCATGTCTCTCACAAACATTCCACGTGTGCACACATAGTTATCTATGTATTCCTGTGGAACTTCGTGCTGTGCTGTTAAAATGTTGCCCGGTGTGCTCCAATTATCACTGGCACGCTGATACATATAACGATCTTCTCTGTAAAATGTGCTCCACATTATGCCAACTAAATCGTTTTCGCCGATGTTGTAGTGATTGATGCACTGGCTTAACTGAGACAGTATATACAGTTGTCCTGCGCCACTACGCCCCACGTTCACATACTCTGCATGTGGCATTTCACGTGCTATGAGATCTGCCCAGGTGGCCCAGCGATAGCCTGTAAAACTACAACCAAAGACAAAGAATCTCTGATATTTGGAAAGATCAATTTGTTGAGCGCTGGTATATAACATATCAATAATTTAGTCTATGTGTAAACTGTGTTTTTGACAAAAATGCATTGTGATTGTAATCACAAATTTCTCTGCAACCTCCTAGAAAATCTTTGAGCTCACGGTTGCTGAGATTGCAAAGACGTTTTGTTTCTTCTAGAATTGCCAGCATTCTGTCGCCGTCATTTTCAATGTTGTCGTAATCTTCGTTGATGAGTGGATCAAAACTCTGATAACCAATCTGCTTCATTGCTGAGACCATCTTGGGCGTGCTGATGAAAATATGAGGATGTTTGAACACAATGGGCTTAAATGCCTTTTCACTGAAGAATCTTGATTTTTCAAAGCCTTCGTGACAGGTATAATAGTTGGTTTCAGCAATGAGACTGAAATAGGTTTGTTCATAGAGATAGCTGGTATCATCCATGAGATAAGCCCGATTGGTAACTAGATCATTTGTATCTAGATACAAAGGCGGCATGTTGATAATTTCGCCTCGGTGCTTCTTGAGTAACTCCAGTACATCATCAAACATATGATTTATGTGTATAAGATTTTGCCAATAGTCAGGCCATTTGTTGCCACAGTCGCTGGGTGCTAGGCTCACATAACCCTGGTCAATGAGTCCGTAAGCAATCAACAGTCCTACAAAAGTGGGACGCGCTGGGCGCCAGCGTCGATTGAAATTGATAAATTTTTTGGGATAAGGTTTGTACACAAGAGTCTCTGGAATTTCAAACTTTCTGGAAAACTCACTTTCGAAGTGTAAAAACGTGTGCTTGGTGGCAGCTTCAAAATCCATGCATAGCTCGGCTTTGAGTTTGCCTCGCTGAAACTTGTCACTGGCTGCTTCAACTGTTTCTGCTAGATCAAAGCTGCCCGAAACCACAATGACTTTTTCTGGGGGTATATGATGTGACAATACTACGTGCTTGTAGATAGGTTCCACAATGCTGTCAAATGCCTCGTGACTATTACATATCATCAGATAAGTGGGGTCATTGGGATCTCTGATTTTAAGTATCAAATCCCAGTCTACCAGCGATCTCAGAGTAAATCTGCCAAGAGCTTCGCCGTCTTTGATTTCAATGTAATAGTAGTCGTTGGCGTCGTCAAAGTCTCTGTAATAGAAAATAAAGGGATCACTGTCTCTGTGTTCACAGTAGGGCTCCTCTGTGGTGCTACACAAAAAGTAGTAGTTGTTGCGATTAATCACTGCCAACTGCAATTACCTCCTCTTCCGCAACTCTGCGTTTGGGTATGATAATGTCAGTGCCACAGTGACAATGATATTTGTCACAGAGTATGCTCTGTGGTGCAATACTTGAGACATCTTCGAGAATATGTCCCACAGTGCCACTTTGGCCACAACTGGCCAGACTGATTGATCCCGTGGGGCCAATGAAGATAGCATCGCCAATATCGCACTCCCAGCCTTTGAAAAAGTTTTGCTTGGCAATGATGATATCATTGCTGTTGGCTGGATTGCTGAGACCGTCTTCATAGGTTGCATAGCTCACGCAGTTGTTCTCACTGTGTGGTTTGTCTATGGTGAATTGCATTTCGCAGCTGTGAGTGTTGATGAACTCTTCTTTGTCTGCATCATTGTACTGCCATGGTCCAGTATTCACGCTCATTTCATCAAACAGTGGTGTCCACTCAATGAAGTAGTTGGGCATGACTTTTTTGAGTCTCTCGCCAAACTCTACCACTTCCCAAAATCTCTCATCGTGCATGAGCATTTTACTACTGAGATAGTTGACTTTGTCGCACAAGTAAATGCTTTTTTCTTCATATGCATCTTTGTCCACAAACTCAATGTGAAAACTGGCCACAATGTCATCAAATAGATGATGATGTTTTTCCCACCATGCCAGTGGTCGACTAAGGTTGGTGTTTACAGCTATTGTGCATCCAGGCACACGTTCACGCAGCCACTCACAAATTGGAATAAAGTTCTTCCATGCTGTGGGTTCACCACCCGAGAAGAAAAACTTGAAATACTTGTAGTCTGCTTCTTCATAGCGGTTGATCATATAACCAAGGTTCTTTACATAAACATCAAGATTGCCTTCGTTGCGATGATCGCCCAGCCAGTTGCCTGGATTACAATAACTGCACTCATAGTTACAGAAGTTGTTGACCTGCCAATTTACGCTCATATAGCGCCGCGGTGCTTCGATTTCTACGAGTCGTGCGTCCATTCGTATACCTCTACTAAATCAGGAATAACCTGTGTAAGATTTTCTGAGCGTACTCTGTCAACAACTGCTTGATCCTCAAAAAACTGTTTTAGTTTATCGCGATCTTCTGCGCCTTTGTACAGTGATTGCACAATAACACGAAAACCATTCATCACGCTTTCGTCTTCTTCATTCTCTGCATAACGATTCACATACTGCTTGTAGAGACGTATAAGCTTCATCCGAATATGATCTGGCAATATGCCAATGCTAGCATAGTCCGGATAACTCAGTATGTTTACCCTAGGTGCATAGTCTTTACTTATCAAATCATTGTCATAGAGATAATCAAACAGTTTGTGATACTCAAACACGTTCCAAATGCTAATGGTGGGTGTGATCTGCAGTTTCACATGAGGACAATGCTCTCGGATAGCGCGGAGATTTTCCTCGATTTTATCCCACTGTGTTCCCGAGCGTATAACTTCTGCTACTTCGCCCATGGCGTCAAGACTGGCCCATACTTCAATCTCTGGAAACTGTTTCCAGTAATCAAACAGATTCCATTTCTTGTAGCTGAGTTTGCTCATGTTAGTAGTATAATTGAGCTTGACCTGCTCTGTGAGGCCATTCTCTACCCAATAGTCCAAGCATTCATAGTGCTCTGGGGTTACCAAAATCTCACCGCCGGCCATGTAGGCTTCTTCAACGTCAGCCAAATATGGCTTCAGCTTGCTCATAAAGTCGCCGTCTTCGTTGTTGCTTACCAGTGTTTTTTTGGTGCCGAACTTGGTGTAGAAATCTGCTTCGCCTACTCGTTTGATTTCTTCATCGCCCCAGAGGTTAGAACAGCCTGGACCACAACTGCGGCACTTGAAGTTACAGAGGTTGCTGAAGCGGATATCCATGTACTTGAGTTTGAATTCGTCGATGCTGCCGTCATCGTTGGTGAGCTCAACAAGATCAATGTTGTCGATGCCTCGAACCATATTTTGACTGTTTCTCAGTGTCCATACACCGCGATCTTCTAGCTCATAACAGCGTTTGCACACATCAACATACTCGTCGTTGAGCATTTTCAAACGCATGTCCTTGTACGCTGGTGAGTTGAGCACGTCGAGAAGATCTTTTTCTGGGTCGAGCTCACTGACAGGATTATCTGAATCCGCTACACAGCATGGCATTACTCGCTTGTCTGGCCAAGCATGAAAGTGAATCCAAGGCAATATGCAGAAGTGCTTTCCTTCATTGATTAACTGTTTGGCTGTTTTCATCTATGCTCGGCCTCCAGTGGCTGTAATTCAGGAAATGTGGCAAAAAAATCTTCACTGCGTATGTCGTCCAACCGCAGTGTGTTGTGAAAGAATGCTTCCTTGACCTCAGGCCAAAGATCTTCTTGCTCAGCAAAGTGCATTGCTTCGTGTGCCAGTCTGTCAATGCAACTTCTTCCTGTGAATCTCTGTTCAATCTTTTCTCGTGCAACTGCTTTCATCTCAGGTGGCAATGCTCTTGCACTATAGTGACTTGGATGCACTGCTTGATAGAGACTGTGATACCAGTCTTTTTGTAGGTCAATCAGCCCTAGATCAATCATGTGATCATAGAAATCCACCAGAGTCATATAATTGAATATGCTGAGCACAGTGTTGATTTGAAAATCCACACACTTGAGCCCACGCAGCACAGTCATGTTTTGCTTGACCTTGTCCCAATCGGTGCCATGGCGCATCAGCTCTGCCCGCTCACCGTAGTGATCAATGCTACAGCTGACTTCTACTCGATCAAAGTGACTCCAGAGATCCACAATATCATAGTGTTTGTAGTTGAGAGTGCTTGCATTAGTGTTGTAGCGCAACACTGTGTCGGTTTTGCCTTGGCGTATAAGCTCTTCAAGTATAACATAGTGTTCCTGTGTGATCAATGGCTCGCCACCTGCAAAGTATGCCAGATCAACATGCTCTACCTGATCGAGCATTTCCTGCAGTACATCGCCCTTCTGATCATCAACATGAATAATCACAGGACCGTCAGGGTTGTAGGTTTTCTTGTCTTCCATGGCCCACTGTGAACTGAACTCTGTGCCACAGGTTCGACACTTGAAGTTGCAGATGTTAGAAAATCTGATATCAAAGTAACGCATCCGGAATTCATCCACAGTGCCGTCTGTGCGTGTCATATCCATCACTTCATCAAAGTGTTTGCTAAAGTGATCCATACTGTATGTGCGAAAGCTATGCGGACCTGCTTTTTCATGATTGTAGCAGAACGTACAGATATTGCTCTCTTTGCCAGCAAGCATGTTGAGCCTGAGTTCTTTCATGTAGTCAGAGTTGAATGCTTGTTCCAGTGTCATCTCTGAGGTGTTGCCAATGGAATTTGTGTAGTCGTTGCTACAACAGGGATAGATGTCACCTTTGGGCGTAGCGTTGAGGTGCAACCACGGAAACATGCAGAACACTTTGCTTTCACTGAGAAGATGCTCCTTGTCAATGTCTGTTATTTCTATGCGTTCCGTCAAAACACCATCTCCTCAAGTTCAGGAAAAACATCAATGAAGTTCTCATTGCGAATTTCGTCAACTCTTGATATTTCAGCTAAAAAGTCCTTCTTCACTGTGAGCCACAGATCCTCTGAATGAGGAATATCTGGAAACTCCAACACAAGATCAAGCATAGCTTGACCACTTTTTTCTATGCCCAGGCTGCGAGCACACTGTTTGACCACTGTTCTAAGTTTATCAGTGCCCTGCTGTTTGAGGTCTTCAGGCAAAGCTGCAGGCGAAAAATACTGAGGATCCCACACAGGATTCAACTGCCAGGCACCGTCGGGCCACAAACCGTTTTCCATAAAGTAGGAAAACATATCGCCCAGTGTCACATAATTCAGTGATGTTACTGTGCTTGTGATGCAGTATTTGACATTGTCTAGTTTTTTCACAGTGCGAATATTTTCTTCGACATCTGACCACACTGTGCCACTTCGTATATACTCGGCACGACTTCCGTAGTGATCCAAACTTGCATAGAGTTCTATGGGCTTTTTGAAGTTTTTCCACAGTTCAACAATATCGTGGTTTTTGAAATTCAAGTTACTGAGATTTGTGTTATATGACAATTGTACATCGGTGCGTTTTTGACGTATCAGCTCTTCTAGTATCACATAGTGTTCTTCTGTAATCAATGGCTCACCGCCTGCAAAGTATGCGCTGTCTACATAGGGTATATGCTGTAGAATTTCGTCTACCAAACCAGAAATGTTTTTGTGTTTTTTTACACCTGATCTGTCTAGATTGTTTTTGATGTCTTCGGCTTCCCACATACTGCTATAGCCGCTGTTGCAACTTCTGCACTTGAAGTTACAGACATTGGAAAACCGTATGTCATAGTAGCGCATTTTGAAGTTGTGCAAAGTACCATCTGCGCCTGTGTTTTCAATCACTTCGTCAATGTATTGGCCGTAGTTTTTGTTTGCTTCTTGTCTAAAACTAGGACCAGTTTTTTCTGCTTTATAGCAGGTCTTGCACATGGCAGTTCTCCTGCCTGACAGCATGTTAAGTCTCAGCTCTTTCATAAAGTCTGTGTTCATGGTGTCTTCGATGCTGAGTCCTCCGGGAATCACATTTTTGTACTTGAAGTTGCCGATGCAACAGGGCAACACAGTGGTGTCCGGAGTCATGTGAATATGTATCCAGGGCAACATGCAGAACGTGTCATTGTCAGACAACAGTTTTTCAGTGTCTATGTTGCGTGCAGGAATACGTTCCATCAGTTCACACTCACAATGGGGATTTCGCCCTTGGCTAACTCTTTGCACTCGTTCCAGAAGTTTTCATACTCTGGGAATGTTTTCAAGAAGTCAGTACCTCGCCTGCGATCATATTCAGTGAACCAATTGTAAAAGTCAATTCTCCCTTCTCTCACTCGTGCTTCGTCGTACTGTGTGCTAGCAAAGTAATCTCTCACACGGCGGAAACGCTCATACTCGATTTCAGAGAACTTTTTAGTGTCTGATTCGTCAATGTTGTCCTGAATAAACTTCAAGCAATCATCAAAGTAGGGCATGAACTCTTCCTTGGGCAGGATATGCATGTCATACTGTATGGGCTCTTTGAGATAGGGTGTGTCAAAACGGATCTTGCGCACTGTGGGGTCACTGCCTAGATTATCAGGTATGATGTCATCATAGCGTTCGCGCCACACCAGCATCTGCTCCAAGTACTCTTTGAATGTGGTTACACTGAGTATGTTGAACGTGCACATGTGTGTGATATGACTCTTAATACCACGCAGATAGATGTCCTGATTGCGATCCCAGGTTTCTAGATCCATGCCTGTGCGCATATACTCCACGCTTTCGCCCCAGCCGTCAATGCTACTGAACATCTTGAATTGTCGTATTTTGTTGCTTTCAAGTAGATCGTTTACATTTTCCACAAGTCGCTCCACATGGCGACTCTTCATGCCAAGGTTACTGTTTACATTGATTTCTAAATGTGGCTTGGGATCGTTTCTAAGCTCGTCAAACAGTCTCCAGGTGCTGGCATGCAACAGTGGTTCACCGCCTGTGATTCTGAGAATATTCAAGGTCTTGCTCACTTCAGGCCACCACCGCCACCATGCTTCCAAATAAGGATTGTTGTCTTCGGTGTACACATCAAACCAGTCGATGTCGTTGCGATGATTTTTGACCATGTCATAGGCGCCATGCTTTTTGATCTCTTGATAATAGCTGCTGCTGTGCATTGGATGACAATAACCACACTTGAAGTTACACTCGTTGGAGAATGCAATCTCAATGTACTCGGGATTAATTTTGAGATCAGGTGGGCCATAGAGAATTTCATCATAGCGATCCTCAGTGTAGATACTGCTGTTGCGTATCAAGCGGTCGCTTACATAGTCATCGCCCATGTCTTCCACGTTCCAGCAATACTGACAGCCTTCGGGCCGTTCGCCGTTGAGCATCTGTATGCGTTCATCGATCTTTTGAGGAGTGTTATGAAGCGTACTGGGATCAAACTTGAGTTCCTCCACAGGGATATCATGTGGCTTGGGATGATAGCAACTGTGAGTCTGGCCTCGGTGTAGATAGATGGTGGTGTGATGCCATTTGGCCAAGCAGAAAGTTGGACTGATGTCCTCCTTCATCATGGTGTTGATTTCACGCATACGATCGATGCGGTCACTCATAGTATATCCTGTGATGTCTGATTTGTGTTACAGTGCTATTTATCAGGGGAGACCAGCCAGTCGTATAATATACTTGCCAACAATTCATGACCTAGCTGAGAGGGGTGATGGCACCCAGTAATATACGGTGATTTTTTGGCAAATCTTTCAGACAAATATCTATATGTTTCACGAGATACTCCTGTGTGAGGATGTTCATTGTGTTCAAAATGGCCCTGTTTAACGTCACCGGCTGTCTTGTCTTTTACACATAGATCGTAGAGCGTTGAATAGGGTTTATCGTACCACAGCCAGTTTCTAGTGCAATGCTCCGGCACAGGTTTTGGTGCGGAAAGCCTATAATCTTGAAAAGAACTCAGATAGTAGTATTCACAGCCAATGTTATCTAGATAATCGGTGGTTTTTAGTATAGCATTAAGCCACATTGATGGACTATAATAATCCTTGTCATAATAAAGATTTTTTCTGCTTGTGCCTGACCATGATACTATTACTAGGTCGGCCTTGCTGACTCCCATGGTTAACAATGTGTTGTATATGTCCCAGTTGCTTGCACCACGTCTGCCATAATCTAGATAGTTAAGTTTGAGATTTTTGGCGAGTATTTCCGTGAAGGGTTCTGCTTGTTGAAAACCTCTGCGTCCCCGATAGTCTACAGGGTCTTTGATACACCCCCACACAAAGCTATCTCCAACTGCAACGAGACGCCTGGCATCATCTTGTTGGGAATAGTTATAACAGTACACTCATACTATTTAGCACAGAAGAAATACAGGGCGCGAACGCCCTGTATGCTCTGCTCAACAGCAAGGCTTTTTAGCGAGGTGCTTCAGTGCGTGTGTTGCCATAATGGACCACACGCACACCATCCATGGTAGGGAGTTTTCTCCAGGGATCAACCACTACACTGCCGGGTGCAAACTTGAGTTCAGACCCGTTGGCTGTGGCCACCGTGAGTGCTTCATCGCAGTCTGTGATACGATGATCACCATACCAGTTACCCACAAAATCCAGTTGCTCACCATAGGTGATTTCTGGGTTGTGTGCTATCAGGTACACAGCAGAGTTTTCTAGCACTTCTGCAGGCGGTGTTTCGCCGATTACTTCGTCCAGATAGTACATGGGCACGTCTGATAGCTCTTCAACATAGTGGCCCACCAGCATGCTGCTACTGCCTGTTTCATAAGGAACTAGTGGCTTGTAGGCCTTGCCCACAATGACCACAGGCGCACCCAGTTGCTTGGCTTCTGAGATCAGCCTATGTGCCATGTTCTTGGCTTGAACTTCACGTGAGTGCATCACTGAGTCAAACAGATCATAGCCCAGATCCAGTTGCTCTGCCATCCAACGCAGTGCAATGTTGTCTCTGGGATGACAAGCACCGCCGTCACCCATACCAGGCTTCATGTATGCTGGACCCATGATGCGTCTGTCTGATGCAGCAAGAGCATCACACACCAACTCTGCGTTGATATTGCCCTGCTTTTCTGCAACGTCCTGAATCATGTTTACCAGGCTGACCTTGGCACTGATGAAGGTGTTGTAGAACACCTTGATTGCTTCAACTTCGTCCCAGGTACCAGTCACATAACGAGGTTCGTTCTGCATGATGGTCTTGTAGAAGTCCACTAGCTGTTTGGCATCGCCTGTTTCTGCACCGTCTTCTGTGCCAATCATGATCATCTCTGGATTAACCATGTCCCACTTCACAGTGCCCATGGCAATCAGATAGGGATTGTACACAAATCTTGTGTTGGTCATAATGGGCACAAACTCTCTGCGAGTTGTGCCGGGCAGGACTGTGCTGATTAGTACTATTAGCTGGTCCTGGGTTGCTACTGCATTTACCTCTGACAGAACCTGCTTGACAATAGTGTAATCAAAGTCCTTGTTGGGTAAATGGCTGGTTGGCGCATTGCCATCATATTGTGGATCATGCGGTGTTTCCACAGCAATGAATACAATATCGCGACCTACTACTGCTTCCTGCAGTGTAGGAACCATTGAAAAGTTTTCTGGTTCACGTGGTGCAATATCATAACCCACAACATCATGGCGCTCAGCGACCATTTCGGCGCAAGCCTGTCCTAGCTTGCCGACTCCGATAAATCCGATCGAGGCCATTTTTTTCTCCTTTTGTTGTTTTTTGTGCACTAAGCACAGTGTGTATTTACTGGTTTTCTGAGGATTTGTCCATAGTTTCTGAATCGTTTGCCTGTGTGAGTATTTCCATGTACTTGTAGAAATCATAGAACTGATCTGGCGTGAGCACAGCAGGATTGTCGCTGTCCGGGTCGCCTAGGTATTTTTCAATGTAGTCCACGCCCTTGTATACCACTGCTGAACCAGGAAAAAGACCAGCATCTCTGCTTTCATAGCCCACTGTGTGTCCTTGTGCTATTAGATCATCGATGCTGCTGAGATTCATGTCTGTGATATCAGGCGGAAACTCAGGTGTTGTGTAATACACACTGTAATGAGGATTTTGCTCTTTGTGATAGAGCACATTATATTCACTGTGATGATGATGATTGTATATCACCCAGAGAAACTTGTCTTTGCAATAGCGACTAAGTTCGTAGACATTGACACTGTCATAGTGCAGTTTTACAGTGTCACAGTTGGTGTGTTCTTTGACAAACTCTGCTGCCTGGCTGTCAGTGACACTCCAGTATAAAGGAATACCGATGTGTTCGCAGAGTTTTGCAATGTGTTCAGCATTGTCAGCTGTTATTTCACTGCGATTGGCCACTTCCAGATATGAAAGTCCTCCCCAGCGACTCTGCACCGACACATACTTTTTTTCGTCAGGAATGATCAGTGCCGGTGTGGCTTTGTTGATAATTACAGCATCAGCATTGCACTGTGCTGCTGCAACAATTCGACTTTCAAGCACACTTATAGAATTTTCGTGAGCAATGCCAATGTTAGCATACAGCTTGGACATTGTGTCCCCTTTATTATCCTAGCAGGCCTTTTTCCAATAGCTCTTGTATTTGTTTTTCTCGAATCATCACACCCCAGCGTCTAGGATTCACAAATGTTTTCTTGAAGAATCTGCACATCTGTGGATCAGGATCAAACAGCATCATTTCTCTGATATTTTCATTGAGTCTCCGTCCTAGATCCTTGATTGCAATATATAACATATCGTTGTCCCAGGTGACTTTTGTGTATCTACATTTGTGGCTGTCGCCAGGAAATCTGGGCAATACATCATTGTAGAAAAATTGCTTGAACCACTCGTAGTCTGCAATGTGATTTGCCTCCCACTGTGAAAGCACTGTCATTTCACAGCCTAGGCGAGCACCATAGATGGCCCATAGGCCGTTTTCTACATCTGAGCCAATGTTACACCATGTTTGCAGCCTATTGTAGTTCTGCCACCATACGCGGTTTATAAACTCGTCGGGCTCCACACGATTGCCCTGATCCAAACTCATTTTTACACCTTCGCGGAACCCTGCGCGAAATGCCTGAAAAGGCGATGCAGTTTGATGTACTTCTGAAAAAGTGTCATTCAGCTGAATATAGTTGAGCTTCCAGCAAAACTCCATGCCTTCGTCATCATCGGATGCTTCGTGAGTGCGAATTGTTTTGGTGTATTCCGTGGGCCAGCATTTGAGACCGCCATTGCCATACACCAAGCCGTTTAACAGATTCTTGGCATTCCATGAAAAAATACTCTCTGATACATCATTGCCATCGTGGTCTGTGTCGGGGATATCCAATGTTTGCTCAAAGAAGTCATCCATCACAATGTTGTCACCATCCACTGTGATAAATCGTTCTGTTTCGCTTTGTTCTGCGGCTGCTTTGTGTGCAGAATCAAAACCTTTGACACCATGTATACGTTTTGCCCAAGGCACTTTGTTGAGCAGGTCCGCCCAGTGCTCTTCGCAGTTGGGCTCATCGTAGCTAATATAGAAAATATCTAGTTCTGTGACGTCGATCTTCATGAGGTGTCCTGTGTGTTATGTTCTCAGGTATTTATCGAAAATCTTATTGGTGTATAGCCCACAGTGTTCGAGATCAATGCCGAGATCAAACTCTACTTTGTCGTTGATCAAGAGATCTGCAATGCCTGTGTTTTTGTATTCGTACATGATGTGTGGGTCGCCGGGCTTGGTGATATAGAATCTCAATATGCGATAGCCATTGCGTGTAGCACTCACAGGATACACACCCTCATACTCATCTTTGATCCGTTGACTCATCTCCACAGTGAGTTTTTTCCCTTTGATGTTGCACTTGATATCAAAGTCCTCTGTGTCGCCAAACTCAACCTCTTGTAAAAACTGATCGTTGGAAAGTATTTTAACTGTGTCAATGGGTTTGAGTTCTACATGAAATATATTTTTGTCTTTGGTGTCTTGCACCACTTGATATCTGCGCAGATCTTTGTCAATGAGGTTTTCTAGATCTTCCTGCGGAAAATCATAGGTGTGCCAGTCTGGAGCAACATCTTCTACTTCGTTTTGTGTCAAGCACTCAATTGTGCCTTCTGAACTGAAATACAGCTTCCAGGGTCGCGTCTTTAGCTCTTTCATGAGAGCATCTGCACTGCCGCCGCTTTCCTGTTTTCTACTCATGAATTTTTGTCTGCGTTTTTCTGCAGCACTTGTAATGTCATTGTCTGACATAGTCGTTCTCCATTTGCTTGATCATGCTGTTGGTGATCCAATCTTTGTCCACATAGTGAAAAGGCAGTGTCTGCTGATAATTGCCAACCTTGAAACTGTTGTATTTGCTGTAATACACAGGTAGACTATTGGTCCATAGATCGGATATTTGCACCTGTTTGATGTTTTGCACATGACTTTTCATGTGCACAAAAGTTGGCATGCTGTCGATGTTTTCACGCACGCAGTGATGCTCAATCCCCAACAGTTGCATTGCTAATGCGTATGCAACGTCCCCGCTTAACCAGTCGGGTTTTCCTCGTGGCATATACTTGTAGAAAAATCGCTCCCAGTGCTGAAACACAATTTCTATCATGTGAAATAGTTCTGCTGAGAGATCGCATTTCTTGAAATAGAAGAATGCTGTGTACACATTGGGAAGGTTGTTGTTAACAAAGTATTCTCTGTAGTAGTTGCTGTCTACTACCTCGCCGCGATAGTTTCTCACAGTGGTAGTGGCCCATACATCGCGTTGACACAGGATATCCCACCAATGACTAACATCTGTGGGAAACAACATGTCTGTGTCAAGTATTACTGTTTCGTCATAGGGAGACATGTAAAAGTATTTCCACTTGTTGTGTATTTTCCACTGTTTGTTCACAGCAGCGTCAGCCCAGGGTATATCCACAATGTGATCAAAAACTTCTCGGTGTTTCTGTGTGATTTTTTTCTTGGTTTCTGCATCTACGCACACAGTGAGATTGTTCACTGTGCTTTGTGTGAGTTTGAGATTCAGTGCTAATGCATATGCTTGACGCAGATAATCTACGTCATCTGTGTTCTGTGCAATTACCACATAACCGCGGCTCATGTTGTTTTCCTTCTGACAGATTTTTTCTTGTTGGCTTTGCTGTTTGACCCGGATTTGTCTTCTTGATCGGGGCTCATCAACTGCATGAGCTTGCCGCTTATGCGATCTATTGCCCATTTATTCATCACGTGTATGTCTACGCCTTTCCAGTTTGTCAAGATAAATTCGTTGGGTGCAGTGGGTTTCTGCAGATAAAAAACAACTTCATCAGCAGACATCACATCATAGATATCATCAACATCAAAGGTTTTATGCAGTGTCACTGGCAGTTGATGAACTGCACAATTTTGAAATCCGCCTAGCATATGAGCTGCAATGCTAAAACTGTAGTCGTTGCGGTAGAATTTTGTGTTCCAATCATAGAGATCCTTGTGATATTCTGGGTTGTCTCTGACATACTTCACTATTTCAAAAAAGCTCTCTGCATAGGCAGTCTTCTGAAAGTATACCACAGTTGCCCAATACATATTAGGACCCGTAGGCGAAATTCGATCAAGTCCTCTGAATTTTCTGCCAGCATAGATATCGTTGAACTCATAGTTCATCATGAGATCGTTTTTGTGCCCCCAACATCGATTCAAGCTATCACTGAAAATCAAATAATCACAGTCTATGAGAATGGTTTCATCATAGGGAGACAGCTCAAAAGCATCACAGCGATCCACATTGTAAAATGAAAGTTTTTCGGCAGACTGAATAGAATCCTTGTATACCTTGATGTTTTTGTTTTCAAAGTCGCTGTCTTTTTCGATGCATAGAATGTTCGAGCTGGCTGACTCAATCAGAGTTTTGTCCAAGGTGTTGTTGGCGTTTTCAATGGTTTGGGAGTTTGACACAATGGTAATCTGATCAGCAGTTAGGCCAAGATGCTTTTGTGCCAAGAGAGCATTCATCACTGCCATGCGAAAATAATCAATGCTGCCATTGTTGTGGGCAAACATTATGATGCCGCGACTATCAGTCATCGATGATATCTACAATTTTGTGTACTTTGCGAGCCTTTCTTAGCTTTTCGTACTCAGCATAATAGTCGTTGGTGACTTCAAAATACCTGCTAAGTATTTCATCGTAGAATTCTCTGAGATCCACTTGGATTGGGTTGTCATAGATATCCAAGAGCACTGCTTGTTTTTTCTTGTCATCCAGCAACAATTTACAGAATGTAAGTAGCTCTCGATTAATGGTGAATGTGCCGCCATTGATGCTGTAGCTCAACAGACTCTGTGTTTTTGATTTCAACACCTGTTGTTGATTGTTTAAAGTTGCTCGATAGTTGGCAAATTCAAGTGCTTTGGTAAGTTTTGCGCTCATGATTGTACTACTTTGTGTGTTTGTTTTTGTGTGTTGACTGTTGTATTTATTTCGCTCAACAGAGCTCTGTGATATTTTTCAGCCATAAAAAACCCCCGAGCAGTCCTTGTGAAAGTAACCGACGGGGGCCGTGTCAGAGGTTATTTATTTTCAGTGCTGTATCAGCTACCTGAAATTGAACCTGCGCTCACGCTGCTCGGTGAAATCACAGTAAACCCTGAGCCGTTTTCATTGGGAAGATTGCGTCGAGCGTTAATGGTCAGTGTGCCGTCAACCACATCATCAAGCACGTTATCGCCTGCATCATTGAGCTCTGTGGTGATAATCACTTCGGTGGGAGCAGATGTGCTGTTAACTCGAGCAAATATCTGTATGTAATCCGAGCCATATGGTGCTGGACTACCAAAGTATTGCAACAGCGACTGATCAGAGGTTGTGAGATCATAAAAGCCTAGGCTCGAAGGAGAACCTGCACTGGACGATACGTTGTTGTGCGACATGAACACATCGCCTATAGCATTCAGTTTATTGGTCCAGTTGGTGTTCTGATCTCTAGTGTGGCCGCCTGTTCTGCTGGCACTGACACCTAATGCACCGCCGAGATTGAAAAATGCACGTGCATCCTCTGCAGTGGAAAATGTCCATGTGGTGATTTGCGTCAGTGTGTTGGTCCAGCTGGTGGTTCTCTGTGCGTTGTCTTGGGTAGTAGCTGTAAGGCTGGCGGGTGAAAAACGAGCATTCCAGATATCTTGAACATTCAGCATCAGGTTATTCCATGTGGCCGCGTCAATAACTGTGCTTGACGTTACGTCAGTGCCTACCCCGGCACGCAGTGATAGTCCTAGATATGCACATGCGGCCTGCACATCATCCTGCAATCGCTTGAAACCACCGTCTGCATCATCTGCATAGACCAGCTCGCCTGCACTTGCTGCATTAACGCCTGCTCCGCCCTGGCTCCAACCATATGTGTTATCAGCTACATAGCCGCCGGTGCTAATTGATTGTGCTGCACCAAAAAGACTGTCAATGTTAGTGCGTGCATTGTTGAAATCTGCAGGTTCTACTAGATCGGTGCCACCAACAACCTGTGTCATTGTTTGCATACCACCTGCTGTAATTGTACTGCCTGAAGCCATTTGTTTATCTCCCGAATATTATTTGATGCCGATTACTGCTTCGACTATGCCGGCATCATCTGAATTTTTGTCTTCCAATGCTCTTCCAATCACAAACCTAGGATCATAGGGTTGACTGTGATCAAAAGCACATGCTGTGCCTGGCTGATCTGCTGATACCAAACGCTCACCTTTTTTCACTGTGCCTACTACTTTCACAGGCACTCGTCCTTGTAATGCCACAGGTAAACCTGTGGCTTTGTTGTTCATCAAATAAGCAGGTTCTGTGGATATCACACCAAACACATCAACATCAAGGTATTTTTCTGTGACTGTGATTTCTGCATCGCCGCCTATTTTAACCACTGTGCCAGGCGCATACTCTGAGTCACTGGCATAGATTTCAGCCAAGTCAGCGTACTGTGCCTGTGTAGCTGTGCCTTCAAAGAAGTTGGCAGTTACGTTGCCTGTGGCATTTACGTTGCCAGCACTTACATTGCCTGAAAATGATGCGCTAACACCAAAATAGTTTTCAATGCGCTCTGAGCTCGAGCCGATGTTTTGAGTATTTACACCATTCACAGTAAGCTGACCATTGATGGTAGTGTCTGTGTTTAGAATTGTACTGGTGTTTACAACTAAATTTTCTGTGGTAAGCGTGTTAGAGAAGGTGCCTGATTCGCCGTCAATGTTGGCCAACACTGTGCCTACACTGAGACTGCCAAACGATGTTGCACCGCTCACATTCAGTGACTGTGCTTCTAGCAAACCAGTAACATTGGCACTGGCCAATGTGGTATCACCGGTGACTGTGAGATTGCCTGTGACGTCGGCACTGTTCTCCACAGTGACATTAGAGGTTGTGATGTTATTGCCAAAATAGTCTTCAATGACATTGCCACTTGAACCCAAACTCTGTGTGTTTACACCGTTGACACTGAGGTTGCCGTTTATAGCTGTATTGCCATTAAGTGTGCTGTCATTGTTTACCACTAGACTGTCAAAGTCTGCGGCGTCTGCTGTTATTGTGCCAACAGTTGCAGTATCACTGATGTTGGCATTAGCAAGAGTGATCTCAGATCCTTCAGCATCAATATCACCGCCAAACGAACCACCGCCGATGATGTCAAAGGTAGTCGCATTTATTGGTCCATCAACACTGATACTATTGGTGTCAATGGTAGTGAAGAATCCCTCTGAAACAGGGGTGTCCACGCTGCCAATCTTGGTTACAAACAGTGTGTCTGCAGCCGCAATAGCACTGCTCTCTGCTTCTGCGCGAACATTTATGCCTTTGAGTATTTGTCCAATGCTCCTGCCTGCCCGTGCTTGTGCAATTCCACCTGTGGCTGTGAGTTCCGAATAATAGAGATTGTTGTCTGGCGAACCTGTGTTGTCAACTACAAAATCAACATCAGAGAACAAAGCCATTATGGTCTCGTCTTGGGCAGGTTCAACATCCTCGGTCTTGCCTTGATTGTTGGTGCCAGAGTTTACATATACCAGTGCCAACACAGGATGTATTTGGCTACTGCCCGACTCCTTGAGTAGAAGGTTGCGCATGCGTGATCCATAGAACGCAGGGCTACCTTGATTGGTGTCGTTTTCAAACTCAGTGGTAATTTCTCCAGGATAACTGGCGTTTTGCCAGTCACTGCCATTGTAGATCTGCAAGGTCTTGGTTGTGAGATTTAGGAATCCTTCGCCGCCTACTAGACCGGATGTGGGCCGTTGACTCTGTTGGTCAACCACGTTGTTGGTTGCACGTTTCCACACACTGCCGTCCCACACACGCAGTACCTGCTCGCTTTTGTCGAACCAAAGTTGACCAATCAATCTCACACTGGGGCTAGGCGCAACAGTGTCTGCAAAATTTTCTAGATGACGTATGGTATTTTGTGCAAAAAACTGACCATAGTTCGAAACGTTACGGCCTACCAAAGCAAGAGAATACGTGGTGGTGTCTACTGTGTTGTCAGCAACAGTTACCGTTAGGCTTCCGTCGCTGTTGTTTACAATGTATGGCATGCTTGAATCCTTAAAAGTCTCTGATGCTATTATTTATCATATATAGATAAAATATGCTTTATCTGTATTTTGTAGGACACGAAACTTAACTGTATTTATCACTGCTTATAAATATGCTGTATGAAACAAAAACACACACATATTCCCGATGACTGGGTTAACTGGATTCGTCTCTGCTACGAAAAAAAGAGTGATTTCATGCAGATGATGAAAACACTTCGTGAACACTTTGATGACACTGCTGTTTATCACTGGGTATCGCAGATATGGCAGCATCTAGACGTGCCCTTAAACTCAGAGTATAATCTAGATCACAGCTGGTTGAACGTTGAAAACAAATGTGTTGGAGGCATAGAAATCCAACATTTACATCAGCGGCCCACTGTTGCTGTGTTCAAAAATATTCTCAGTGAAGCAGAATGTGACACGATTGTAAACTCGTACACAGACAGCTCCAGAGAAACAAGAGCATCGGTGTACGATAACAACACAGGAGGAAGTCGCATAGACAATGCAAGGACCAACACCTTGACACACATCAACTACGGCGAGCACCCTGTTGTTGTAGAGCTGGAAAAGCGCATTGCAAAAGTGACAAACCTGCATGTGCAAAGAGGAGAATCCTGCCAGTTGCTCCACTATCAATCAGGCGAGCAGTACACCCCACATGACGATTTCTTTCACAGCAACGGAGCCAGCAGTAACATTTCAGCATACGGCCAGCGTCTGGCCACAGTAATCACATATCTCAACGATGTCGATGAAGGCGGAGAAACTGACTTTCCTAACCTTGGAATTACTGTGCCGCCAACCAAGGGCGATGCCTTGTATTTTGAATACACAGATCCAGAAGGTTGTTCTACCACACTATGCCGACATGCTGGCATGCCTGTGTTGCAGGGAGAGAAATGGGCCATTACCAAATGGCTCCGGTTGGGGTTTCCTATGCCCAGCGAACATTTTCTAGCATCTTATAGCCGTAATAGTCTATTGTAAATCGATTATAACG